GATGGTCTTGGTCAGTTTCATTCCCACACCGTTCCCACAATTCCCACGGATCTGTAGGGATACAGCGGGAAGCGCCGTGGGTCCATCCCTAGGGAAATCAAGGCTTAGGGAAGAACCGGGAAGCCAGATGATAGCGAAACGTCAGGCTCATAACCTGAAGGTCGTCAGTTCAAATCTGGCCCCCGCAACCAAGAAAAAGCCCGCCAGGTCAATGACTTGGCGGGCTTGAACATTCCCGGGTCAGCTTACCGGCTCGCGATCGTTCCCACGCCTTTCCCACAAGCTCGACCAGCTGCCGCTCCTTCACCTCCACCAGGTGCCAGCTCGACACCGTGCCGCACACGCCCCCCAGGCACACCCTGATCGCGCCGTCTGGCAGCGTCTCGTGCGTGGCCTGGCTCATCGCTTCAGCCCCTGCTGCATCACCCAGTTGGTTGCCGCACGCTGCACCTGCCAGGCCTGCAGCAGCTGCTTCGCCAGGGCCCGCAGCACCACCACGTCGGTGGTGGTGTCGATCGCACGGCTGAACCGCTCGATCTCGAACCGCTGCGCTGTGCTCAGCTCGATCGGATCGCTCATGTGCCCACCGGCGGCTCGGGGCTGATCTGGCTGGCCATGTCGAAGGCGACCGCCAGGGCATCGCTGCGGGTGTCGCAGGCGAACCCCCACCAGACCGTCCGGCCAGTAAACACCCAGGGCATGTGGCGGGTGGTGTCCTGCCACCCGACCGGTTGCACCCCATAGCAGGGGTGCGTCTGGCCGGCGTAGCGCGGTGCTTCAGAGAGGATCATGGCTGGCCTCCAGTTTGGTCAGCATCAGCTCCAGCCGGGCCAAGGCATTCCAAGCGGTATGGGCCGCATGGAGGAGCCTGGAGTCGGAATCGAGCTCTATCCCCTGGTGCTCAGCGAGCAGGTGGCGCCAGAGGGCATCGGTGTAGCGCTCGACTCCGTTCGGAACAGAGCGCCAGCCGTTCGGGGTGTACTTGTGGGCCCCGAATGTGCCAACTTCCGCCACTGCTTCCAGGCCCCGACTGAAGCCGCCCAGCACCAGGCCGGCGCGGATCTTGCCTGCGTCGAGCTTGGCACCAGGGTCGTGGGCGCTTCGACCAGTAGGGTCGTGTTCGCTCATCCCTTGCTCTCCTGAACGGTGGTGTCGTTGTTGTAGCGGCCGGTCAGCGCATAGCTGCGGGTCGGCAGCGCATCCATGAACTCGAACTTCATCTGCCCGATCCGCATCCCGCACCAGATCGGCACGCGGTGCAGCAGGCGATTATTCCGCAGCTCCATGGTGAGCTTTGAGCCGAACCAGCCTGGGTCCGCAAAGCCGGCAAGGGCGTGGTCAATTCCCTCTCGGGCCCTGGAGCTCTTGAGCTTGAACTGCGCGGCGATGTTGTCCGAGAGACAGAAGCTCTCCACCGTCTCGGCCAGCAGCCACTGCAGCGGCCAGATCAGATACGGCCGCTCGGGTGTGGTGTAGCTGATGTCGATGGTGCGCAGCTTCCGGGTGAAGATCTGCTCCACCTGGATCCTGGGGCCCAGGCGTACATCGAGGCTGGCGGGGTTTACCAGATCGGGATTGAAGGGCACGACCATGCCGGCTTCACAGCGGGCACGGATCTGCCAATCAGCGAGAACAGTCATGGGCGGAGTGCGGCGTAGGTTTCGGCAAGGCCGGTGTAGAGGCTGTGCATGGGGTGGGCCGGATCATGCCGGCCGTCGGCTTCGTAGAGCGCATCGAGCTGGGCCTGGCGCTCGTTCTGCTCTTGCGGGTTGCAGTTGGGTGTCATCACTCCTTAGGGATCGGTTTGCTGCTCAGCTCGACCTGAGCGATCTGCCACTCGATGCCGACCGAATCGACCACGAGGTAGTGCGGCCAACCGCTGCGCGTCGGTTGGATCGTGCCAACCACCTTGGCGGTTTCATCCGATGGCCAGGCCCGCACGTAGACGGTCGCGCCAGGGTGGAACCGCCACCGCTGCTGGTTCAGGATCCGGGTGTTCATCGAATCGCCCTCACCTCTGTGGCCCAGCCCCAGCACATGCGCAGCAGCTGCTGGATCTCGATGGCTTCATCCAGGCTGGGGAGCAGCCAGGCATCGGTGCGGTCATCGGCGATGGCGAGCACCGGCGGGATAGGGCGGCCGTCACCTTGGGGTGCTGAGATCCACTGCTGGCCGCGGCGGAGTGCGTAGCTCACGGCTGCACCCCGTCTTTCTTGAGCTGATCGCAGGCCCGCTGCACGCCGGCCTGGCAGTCCCTGATCGTGATGTCCGTCAGGCTGCTGGTGAGCGAGTACCAGAACCCGGCTGTTAGGCCCAGGCACAGTGTGCTGCCGATGAGAATTGGTCGCATGGTAGGTCTGATGGGATAAATGGGAAGGGCCGCCGGAGCGGCCCGGGACCGGTCAAGCTGCCTTCAGGTAAGCGAAGGACTGATCAAGCTCGGCGTCGTACACCGTGTCGTCTTCGATCCGGCAGAGGTCGTGCTCGATGCAGTAGAGCACCGCGCGGTTGACGGCCACGCAGTCGCCGCTGATGGTGAAGCGATCCGCGGCTCGGAAGGTCCACTCGATGGCGGCGCCGCAGCCTTTGAGGATCTGGGCTTCGATGTCGTTGCCAACTTGCTGGAGGCTCATGGCTTGCTCCGGGGTGGTGGGCGTCTCCGCCCGTAAGCCAATCATCCCCGCGCCACTGCCCATCGGCCACTGCTTCGTAACAATCGTTCACAAGCGGGCCCAGTAGGCTTGCTGGAGCGGACTTCTGCACATGCAGGCGCGGATCGACGGCACCGAGCTGATCACCCGCCACCGCTTCCGCGCTCGCATCTTCGAGGCTTGGAAGCATCGCTGCGCCTACTGCGGCGATCCGGCCCAGAGCCTCGATCACGTGATGCCCAAGGCCAAGGGCGGGCTCACGGTGGCCAACAATCTGGTGCCCGCCTGCCTCCCCTGCAACCGCCGCAAGGGGCACCGGGAGGTGTTCAGCTGGTGGCGGGAACAGCCCTACTGGAGCGAGATCGGTCAAGCCAGGCTGATCGACTGGCTCACTGGCTCGTAGAGGCTGCAGTCGGCGGCAAACGCCGGGCCCTCGATCTGAGGATCCGGGAAGCCAAAGCCGCAGCGATCGCTCCAGTGGGTGCAGCCGTAGCAGCTCGGGCCGTCGCTCGGCTTAGGAATGGGCGCTGGCTTATCGCGGCGTGCGATCTCCGGATGCACGCTGGCGTGGATGATGCCCAGGCGGATCTGGCGCACGGCCTCTGGTGAGCGGTTGAGACGTCGAGCGATCGCGTTATTGCTCTCGGTGCTCAGCAGGATCTCGCGGATCTGATCGCGCTCGATGGGCTGCTTCCGGCTGACGGGCTTGCCGCTCGAGTTGCCCCCTCCACGGCCAGGCGGGGGGCCATCCCATGAGGTCCATCGGTAAGCGCAGACGTCGCACTCATGGCGGCGACGTCGCGTGCCGTTGCGGACCTTCTTGGTCTCCAGCACGCTGGTGCAATCGCTGTTGCAGTGAGGACAGGGCGGGACTCGGTACATGGACGCGCGAGGAAAAGCCCCGGCATCGAACCGGGGCCAAGGGTGAGTAAGTGCCGGGCCTCCGATGCCTCCATCTGCGGCAGCGGCCACCCCAGGGGCCTGCTGCAGAGGTGCTCGCCCTTACGGGTGGAGCCGACCCGGTGAGGGTCAGGTTACTGGGCGGTGGGCACCGGAAACGCCCAGTGGGGGGCCCAGGCCACGGCCTCATCTGCCAACGAACTCACGCGCATCAGGCGCCAGCGAGCTGCGGCCTGCCCAGTGAGCAAGCTGCGCTCTTGTCCCCAGCACCAGTCATCATCACCACGTCGGATGCAATCCTCCGCCCCCGGCAGGCGCTCGCTCACCGGCACCGGCTCGATGGCGGGGCGGCCCCAGCGGGTGAAGACGGCGCGGGCAAAAGCAAGCAGTAGGTCTGGGTCACACGGGAGACAGTCGCCCATGAGATCGTTGCCGAGATTCAAAAGCTCCTCATCCGTCGGCCCCTGCGGCTCGGGCTGGGCCAGGGCGGTGGCGGTGCGGTCAATCAAATGAATGGCGTTGACGTACTGAGGGCTTGGAGTCGACTTATCATCTATACGTTCGCGCAAAGCTGTGACCAGCTCAGCGCACAGCGCACGCCAGTCGGTTGTTGTGGTGGTCATGATTTATCGCGGGTAGTGGGGTCTTGCTGCTCATTCCAAGGGTTGACGCCAGGCTGCTGCACAGCGCCGTTGTTCCTGATGTCGGCCCAGGCGAACAGGATCAGGGTGCTCATCGGTGAGAGATGCGAACAGTTGCGATGCCATCAAGCGGCACACCCAGGCGATGCGCAGCACCGGCGCTCAGATCAATCGAGCTGCAGTCGCAGCGATCGGTCACCGGCACCGTGAGCACACGGCCCTGGTGGCTCACCCGCACGGGCGTGCCGCATGGGAGCCAAGGATGCGCAGCGCTCACGCCCCAGTGCCGATAGGTGCCGCCGCAGTAGGTGGTGCGGCCGTGATACCACCCGTCGTAGACGGTGGCGGTCACAGCGCGGCCATGTGCATCAGCGGTCGGCGTGAGCTGGTGGAGCAGCGCGATGAGGAGAATGATGCGCTTCATTGCAGGGTCGGGTTGCGTTGTTGAGCAGTCAGTGATGGGTGGCTGTCCCAGTCGTCTTCGGGCTCTTCGTCGCCGTTAGCGTCATCAGCCTCGAAGGCTTCCTCGTAAGCCACTAGGCAGCGGCCCAGCAGGGTGTTCTCAGGCATGGTTGGAATTGACGAAGGTGGCTAGCCGCTGGCCCTTGGCCACGGCTTCATCGAATGCCTTGCGGCTGATCTGGTGCTCGCAGTAGATGCGGGTGGCCATGTCCAGCTGTCCGGCTGCGGCGTAGCTGGTGATGGCCTTGAGCGCTTGGGTGCGGGTCATGGCTTTACCCCCCGCATGTGCGCCTCGACCTTGGCGAGCAGCCACTTCGGCACTGTCGGCGGCTTCGGCAGCCATCGGTGCTTGCACCACTGATGCGCAATCCAGTGCCATTCGGCGGTCTGGTCGAGCAGCTTGCCGTTGCGGCCGCGCTTCATGAACTCCACCACGTAGGGATTGGTGATCTGCCCCGGCTGGCGGGTGACGACCCACACGGGCCCATCGGCAGTGCTGTGCTCGGACTGGAAGATCAGCTCAGCCATCACGCCACCTCCCCCCAGGTGAAGCGGCGCACCGACTCGATGTCCTCGTCACCGCGGGCCAGCAGGCAGGCGCGGGCTTCGGCATCTTCCAGGCAGTCGGCGTCGATGATGATGCCGCGGCCGATCACGTCACCGCTCGGGGCGATGTCGCGATAGTTGATCTTGAAGCGGGTCATTGATCTGTCGGGGTGGGTGGCCGTCTCCGGCCGTGAGTGAATCATCCCGCTCGCACCTCGTCGGTGGCCAGCGTCGTTCACATGCTGTAACAATCCATTGGTGTGGCGACGAGCTCCCACCGCTCACGCAGCACCCGGTAGTTCCCAGCCAGGAACGACCGCATCGTCTGGCGCGGGATCCCGTGGCGTTGCGCCCACGCCCACCGCTTGCTGATCGGCACCCGCTGGTGCACCTGCCGGCTCAGGTCGCGCAGCACCCATGCTGGCTCGTCCTCCGGCCGCGGCTCATCACCCTCGGCCTTCTTCACCCACCAGATCCACGTCCCGCCGCTGTTGCTGATCGAGGCCCGCTGCAGCAGGCCCAGGTCTTCCAGCTTGCGGATGCTGCGGTTCAGCGTCGCCCGGTCGGTGCCGAGCTGCTCGGCCAGCTCCTGCAAGGTCAGCCACCAACCTGGCGCGAGCTGCTCTAGCTGCACCAGCACCAGCACCAGCTCAGCGCGGTGGCGCCGCCGCAGCGACGCCAAGAACGCAGAGTCGATCACCTCAGAACGGGATGCCGTCGTCATCAGGCGGATCCAGCGGGCCGCTGTTCCACCCTGCTGCCACCGTGCCATTGGCTGGGCTCGGCTGCCACCCCGCCGCCTGATGCGCAGGATGCTGGGCCGGGGCCGGGGCCGGGGCCGGGGCCGGGGCCGGCGGGGCGGCAAGGGCGGCCGGGGCGGCAGCCTGCGCAGGGGCATGCCCCTCCTCACGCCGCTCGCCCCACTTCTCGATGTTCTCCGCGGTGAACACCTCGGCGAGGCCCTGCGAGCCGTCGCGCCGCGTGAAGAGCTCAGGAGCCTCCACTCGGCCGAAGCACACAACGCTGTCGCCCTTCTTCACGTAGTTGCCCACGTACTCAGCAGCCTTGCCCCATACCGCCACCTTGACCCAGCGAGCAGGCGCGTCCTTCTTGTTCTGGCGCACGGCCATGGTGAAGTTCGCAACCTGCCTGCCGCTGTCGAGGTACTTCAGCTCCGGGTCGCGGCCGAGGTTGCCTGTGATGTATCCGTTGAAAGCCATGTCGGTGAAAGCTTCTCGTAAGCGTGGATTCCCTCGAGGGGATAGAGCACACGGGCGCCCACGCGAATGAACGGTGGGCCCTTGCGTGCATGCCGCCAGTTGGCGAGCGTTTGGTGATTGAGCCGCCAGCGTATGGCGAGCTCCTTGGGTGTCAAGAAAGCGCGATCAGTCATTGGTGCGGCTCAGCTGAACGGGTCTTCGGGTTGGTTGTCGTTGTCAGCTTCCGCAGACTGCATGGCCTGCGGCGTTGTTGGTAACGCCACTTCACTCACATCGACTGTCTCAGCAGTTGCGCGAATCTGCTGGTTTAGCTGCTCAACGATGGTTCCGGATGATGCCGCTGCTAGCGTCTGATCGACCACCTGGACGGGCTTAGCACCCCTCGATGAAGGGTTCTGATTTTGCGTCCAGATTTCTTCATCTGTTGAAAGCCCTAGCAATACTTCCGGACAATGCAATCGGATAAGCCACACCGCCGAGCGATACCTGAGCATTTGCTCTGGCATCGAACGATACTTCGGGTTCTTGACCCAGCCTTCAGCCTTGGCTGTTGCCATCGAAACCGGCACTGAGACTTCTTCCCGAGTTGCTTTCACAACTGCGTGGGCGACCACTACAAGATCGTCGCCATGGCCTTCGTTGGTCCAGGTGATGGGCCCAGCGAACGGCCCGCGTTGATTCGCAAGGCCAATGGCGAAGCTGGCGCTGAAGCCTGCCCGGCCATTGACCACCTGCAGGTTCTGCAGGGCCAGCAGCGGGTTTACCTCCAGCTGCTGCGCCATCATCAGCGCCACCATGCAGTCCTCGGGCTTGCCCTGGAAATGCTGGGGCACCATGCGGCTGCAGCTGAACGCCTTGGCTACACGCCAGATGTGCTCAAAGGCTGCACCATCGTGCAGGAAGGCCAGCGGTGATGGCGCGGGCGCCGTGCTGGTAGTGAGTGCGGTTGATTCGGTCATCGGTGGGTTTGCACGAAACGAAACAGTCGGTCGATTGCGTCCTGGTCGGCATCGCTGAGCTCGTCCAGGATCTGGATCGTGGCGGCCAGGTGCTCCAATGCCTGCAGGGCTTCGGCGAACGTTGGCGGCTGCAGGAACTCCAGGGCCTCAGGCATCGGCTGCACGGCAGCGGTCTCCTCTGTGGGTGGTGGTGATCGCAGAAGGCGCTGCAGCTCAGCCACTAGGGCCCGCAGTGCCTTGGGCTTTTCGGCGTGATCCATCAGGGCTGTCTCACCGCCAGGTAAGCCAGGCCCAGGGCGATAGCCCACAGCAGGATGGCCAGCTCAGTCATCGCACCACCTCGGCAGGTCGATCGGCTCCTGCACCAGGTCGCCGTAGCCAGGCCATTGGCTTGACTTCCAGCACTCGGCCAGCAGCGTCATCGCCGCCTCGATCCGCCGCTGCCCGGCGGCAATCATCCCGCCACTGGCGGGGTAGACCGCCACGGCATAGGGCCGCACGTTCTCCACCGCGATGGTGATGAACTGCTCGGCGCCGATCGCGTCCTGGTTCCATGCCGCCTGGACGTGGTAGTCGAGGTTGGCGATGCTCTTGGCAAACTCAGCCCGGCTGGCGTCGCGGGTCGTCTTCACGTCCACCACGATCCGGCCGTCCTCGCTGTGCCAGTCCGGCCGGGTCTTGCACTCCAGCCCCGTGGCCGGATCCGTCCAGGTGTAGGAGGCCTCCCGCCGGCCGGGGAGCTCCAGGAGGAACCGCGCCGCCGGGTGCTTGCGCACCGCGTCAGCCATGCGCCGCACCTGGTCCGCGTCGTCTGGGCTGAGCACCACCTTCCCAGCGCTCTCGCGCTCGAACTCGGCGGCGAGCTCACGGCCCGCCTTGCTGCGGCGATCGAACGACTGCGGCGGCACCGCGATGGTGCTGTCCCACAGCTCGGGCTCCAGCACCGCCGTGTGAAGCGCTGTGCCCATCAGCATCGCCGGAGTCGCCTCACGCTTCTCGCGGTCCTCGGCCAGGAACTGGTCGAAGTAGTGCAGCGGGCTGCGCCCCAGCACCTTGATCTGGCTCGGGCTGACCGCCTTGAGGTGGTGATAGGCCTCGTTGGTGAGGCCCGGATGGTGGGTGAGATTAGGCATCGCTGGCATCCTGCTCGTGGCAGGGGATTCCAGGCAGTTTCTCCCAGCGCTTGCCAAATAGATCCGGGCGACACCACAGAGATCCATCGTCACAAAGGGCGTAGATCACTGGGGCAATTCCACTTGAGGTGGTTGGGTCAATGGCAATCTGAATGATGCGTCGTGTGTCAGGCATCAGCGAGCCTCCACGCGCAGGTCGAGCCACACGGCGTCCCAGGTCGTGACCTTCGGGCCGTCGGTGAAGCGGTTGAAGGCGGCGGCTTCGTTTCTGGCTGCAATCCAGGCAAAGCCGCTGCAGATGCCAAGAATGATCAGAAGCGCAATGAGCGAGCCAATAAGTTCTGCTTGCGAAGACCTCATCTGTGAATTGCGGGGGTCAGCCCCGACCATAAGGGCTTCCTCGCCCATACTTCTGCCTCCCGTCGCATCCCGTCACATACTGTTGCAAAGCATTGATTTAGCGGGATAATCTGCGATCCTCAGCTCACGGTCAACCCCTACCGTGGCAGGTATGTCAGTTACCCTCAGACCATTTCAGGCCTTAGCCGTCGCCGAGATCCGCGGTGCCTACATGGCCAGCCGCCGGCGCGTCCTTTTCGTGCTGGCCACCGGCGGCGGCAAGACCTACACGTTCGTCTACATCGCCGAGCAGGCCGCCATCCGCGGCAACCGCGTCTGCATCCTCGTCCACCGCCAGGAGCTGGTGGATCAGGCCAGCCGCTCCCTCCACGCCATCGGCTGCCAGCACGGCATCATCGCCGCCGGCTACCGCCAGGACCTGCGCCAGGGCGTGCAGGTGGCCTCAGTCCAGACGCTCGCACGGCGGCTCCACACCATCCCGGCTGACTTCTTCCAGCTGCTGATCGTCGACGAAGCCCACCATGCCGTCGCCGGCACCTGGGCCAAGGTGCTGGCCGCCATGCCCCGGGCACACATCCTCGGGGTGACCGCTACCCCGGAACGCCTCGACGGCCGCGGCCTCGGCGATCAGTTCGAGACGCTCATCGAGGGCCCCGACGCTGCCTGGCTCACTGAGCAGGGCTTCCTCGTACCGGCGCGCATCTTCGCGCCGCCTGGCATCGACCTCTCGGGCATCAAGCGCTTCGACACCCGCAAAGGCCACCAGCAGTCCGAGGAGATCCTCCGGCAGGGCCAGGCCATGGGCGATGCGGTCTCCCACTACCGCCGCACGATCGAGCCAGTCCACAACGGCACCGCCATCGCCTTCTGCTGCTCGGTCGCGCACGCTGACGCCGTCGCCGAGGCCTTCCGCGCCCAGGGCATCAGCGCCGCCCGCCTCGATGGCTCGATGGACCGCGGCCAGCGCCGCCGCCTCATCGCCGATCTCGGCGCTGGTGTGCTCAAGGTGCTCACCAGCTGCGACATCATTTCTGAGGGCACCGATATTCCGTCGGTCACAGGCGCCATGCTCTTGCGCCCCACCGACAGCCTGGGCCTGCACCTCCAGCAGGTCGGCCGCGTGCTGCGGCCATCACCCGGCAAGCCCTACGCAGTGGTGAACGACCACGTGGGCAACACCCTGCGCCATGGCCGCCCCACCGATCCCCGCGAGTGGAGCCTCGAGGGCCAGACCAAGCGCAAGCGCGCCGCCAGCGATGCGCTGCCCATCAAGGTCTGCGACAGCTGCTTCTCCGCCATCCCCTCGGCTTCGCCGACCTGCCCCGAGTGCGGCCACGTCTTCCCCCAGGCCGCACGCCGCGAGCTGGCGACCATCGAGGGCGAACTGCAGGAGTTGCCCGCCAGCGTGATCGCCCGCCGCAAGCGCACCGAAGTGGGCCAGGCCCGCACACGAGAGGAACTCGAGGCCATCCGACTTGAGCGCGGCTACTCTCGCGGCTGGACCGATCACATCCTGAGAGCACGAGGCAGCCATGGCGCGCGAGCATTCGGATGAGCGGAAGATCCAGTCCGAGATCCAGCTGGCAGCATGCGCCGGCGGTGGCCCTGCTCGCCTCTGGCGCAACAACGTCGGCGCGCTCCGCGATCAGCGCGGCCAGCTCGTGCGCTACGGCCTCTGCCCGGGCAGCTCCGATCTCATCGGCTATCGCACCATCGTCATCACGCCCGACATGGTGGGCCGCCGTGTCGCCGTCTTCACCGCCGTCGAGGTCAAGGACCGCGGCCGCCCCACCGAGCAGCAGCAGGCCTTCATCCGCCTCATCAAGCAGGCCGGCGGCCTCGCTGGCGTCGCGCGCTCGGTTCCCGATGCGCTGTCGATCCTTCGACTGTGACGGTTCGTTACGCACGCCGCTCAGACCCCACCCTGCGCCCGTAGCGTCCGGGAGCACTCTGGCAACCGCCATGACCCTCTCCCCCGAGACAGCCATCCACCGGCTGCGCAAGCTCTACCGGGATGCGCACCACTGCGAGCCCGCCACCGATCAGCATGCCTTCAACTGGGCCAAGGCGCCCGAGCTGTGGGCTGAACACCAGATCCGCTACCGCGGCTGGTCATGGCACGCCACTGAAGCCACCGTTCGCGACGCGCGCCGCCTTCACAACCGCATCGCAGCAGCCAACCTCCCACTCCAACAGGAACCCGGCGCATGATCGGCTTTCTTCGCCGGCAGCCTCAGCTGCTCCCTTTCACCATCACCGCACTGCGCCACGACGAGCCGCCCATTCGCATCGGCGTGATGGCTCGCACTCGATCCGACGCGATGCTCACTGCGCAAGAGCTGTTCCCATCGCACGTCATTGGCATCGCCGCACTGGAGCCTGACTGGCAGGAGGATCCGGCATGACCGTCCTCGATCTCCGCGACTCCGTTGCTTGGGCTGCAGGCGTCGCCTACGAACGCCGCCGCATCGGCGAGTTGCTCCGCCAGCGCATCACCGACCTACGCCAGCTGGGCACCATGGGCATCCCCGCCCGCACAGTGAAGCTGCTCACCGCTGAGGTGGAGCTGCTGATCCAAGCCATCGAACAGGACGCGGCGTAGGCCATGCCAAAAGACATCAACGAGGCCGCCCGGGGCCGGTGGCCTGAAATCCTGGCGTGCCTGGCCGGCCTCAGCGCGCAGCAGCTGACCGATGAGCATCAGCCCTGCCCACTGTGCGGTGGCGAGGACCGCTACCGCTTCGATGACAAGGACGGCAGCGGCTCCTGGTTCTGCAACCAGTGCGGCGGCAAGGACCAGCGCGGTGGTGCTGGCAACGGCATGGACATGCTGATGCGCCGCACCGGTTGGCAGTTCAAGGAGGCCGCCCAGCGGATCGAGCAACACATCGGCATCGCCCGCGAGCCGCAGCAGCAGCACCCCGTGGTCGAGCCGCCCACCCGCGGCGCCGAGAACGTCTGGCGCTACAGCGACACCTTCATCGTCACCCGCTTCCCCGGCAAAAAGATCAGGCCCCTCAGCTGGGATGGCTCCGCCTGGCGGTGGAAGGCGCCACCATCGCCGCGGCCGCTGCTCAACCTCGAAGCGCTGCGCGCCAAGCCCGATGCGCCGGCCCTGGTGGTGGAGGGCGAGAAGACAGCCGACGCCGCCGCGAAGCTGTTCCCAGCCGTCATCGTCACCACCTGGCCCTCTGGCTGCAAGGCCGTCGACAAGGCTGACTGGTCGCCGCTCGCTGGCCGCAAGGTGATCCTCTGGCCCGACAACGACGACGTGGGCCGCTCCGCCATGGCGCGCATCGCCGAGAAGCTGCTTCCCATGGCCGGCACCACCCTCAAGGTCGTCGCCAACCCGCCCGACGCCCCAGAGGCCTGGGACATTGCCGACGCCGACTGGACACCTCAGGAGGCCGCCGCCTACGCCCGCGCCAACACCAGCAGCATCGAGGCGGTGCTCACTACCTGGGGCGCTGATGCCTACGCCGGGGCCGGTGCTGAGCAGCAGGAGCTCCCGGAGCCCGAAGACACACCCGCTGACCCGGAGCCGATCAAGCCTTCAGCCGGCGGCTACTTCACCTGCCTCGGCTTCGATCACGACGCCTTTTACTACCAGCCGCACCGCACCGGGCAGGTGCTCCGCCTCTCCCGCTCATCGCACACCGGCACCAACCTCGTCGCCCTTGCGCCCCTGGGTTACTGGGAGACGTTCTACCCCGGCAAGTCGGGCCCCAACTGGACTGCTGCAGCCTCAGATCTGTTCGAGCAACAGGCCCGGGTCGGCATCTACAGCCCCGATCGGATCCGCGGCCGCGGCGCCTGGTGGGATGGCGGCCGCTCTGTCCTTCACCTCGGCGATCGCCTGGTGGTCGACGGCGCCGATCGCTCCATCACCGACCGCCTCAAGGACAGCACCTACCTCTACCAGCGCCTCAGCTCACTGCAGGGCCCCGCAAACGCCACCCCGCTCACCGATGCTGAGGCCTACGTCCTGGCCGAGATCGCCGAGCGCTTCCACTGGGAGGTGCCAGCATCAGGCCTCCTGCTCGCTGGCTGGGTCACCCTGGCGCCGATCTGCGGCGCGCTGCCATGGCGGCCCCACACCTGGCTCACCGCTGCAGCAGGCTCCGGCAAGTCCGCCATCCTCGATCGCTACGTCACCCCACTGCTGGGCGACATGGGCCTGATCGTCGCGGGCAACACCACAGAGCCCGGCATCCGCCAGGCGCTTCGCGCAGACGCTCTCCCCGTCGTCTTCGACGAGGCCGAGTCGAACGAGCGCACCGATCAGCAGCGGATGCAAGCCATCCTCGGCCTCGCCCGGGTCGCCAGCAGCGAGAGCAAGGCCCACACCCTCAAGGGCACGCCCGAGGGCGACACGCAGCGCTTCACGATCCGCTCCATGTTCCTGATGAGCTCGATCGCCACCAGCCTCAAGCAGGGCGCAGACAAGAGCCGCTTCGCGCAGCTCACCCTCCGCAACCCATCAGAGCTCCCCAAAGAGCAGCGCCAGGCGCACTGGGAGGCCCTTGACCGCGACCTCGATCGCTTCATCAGCGAAGAAATCGGGCGCCGCCTCCAGGCGCGCACAGTCAGCCTCATCCCCACCATTCGCGCCTCGATCCGCGTCTTCACCCGCGTCGCCGCCGAGCGCTTCGACTCCCAGCGCCTCGGCGATCAGTACGGCACCTTGCTGGCTGGCGCATGGTCGCTCCACAGCTCGCAGATCGTCACGCCGCAGCAGGCCCAGCAGCTGATCGACGACAACAACTGGGAGCCCTACAGCCAGGCCACCGAGGTGCCGGACGAGCGCCGCTGCATCCAGCGCATCCTCCAGCACCAGCTCCGCGTCGAGGCCGACCGCACCACGCTCACACGCTCGATCGGTGAGCTGGTGGAGCTGGCCCTGCACCGCGAACACGACTTCAACATCGAGGCTCGGTTGGCCCAGTCCACCCTGGGGCGCAACGGCATCAAGGCCGAGGAGGGCGGCTACGTCGTCATCAGCAACAACGCCGAGGCGATCGCCGCCATCCTCCGGGACACCGCATGGTCGAATTGCTGGCCCACCGTCCTCACGCGACTGCCCGGCGCGACCAAAGCAGGCTCGATCTACTTCAAGGGAGCCGGTGCAACCAGCCGCGCTGTGAGAGTGCCCCTCGATGCGGTCGATAGCGCCGATCCGCCGTGAGAAGACCCCAAAGCGTGAGAAACGTGTGAGCCCCAAATCCCTTGCGACACAAGGGGTTTGGGGCTCTCTCACGTTCTCACGCTCACCGCCGAGAGAGAGCCCCCTTAAGTGTGTGTGTGTGTGTGTGGAGTGAGACTGCTTGTATGTATCTGTATTTCCGTAAAGGGTGTGAGAGTGTGAGAAGAGGGGCAAACCCCTTGCAGCGCAAAGGGTTTTGGTCTCACGCTGACCGTGAGACGACCGTGAGAGGCGTAAGGGAATTGGTTGGCTTGTTGGTCAGCTCGAAAACCACCTTGCAGGCTTATAGTTGTTTCGTTGCTTCCGTTTCTTTCATGTCTTTTCCAGTCGTCGACGCTTCTGCGCTCCGTCACCGCACCCGCTATCCACGCCACAACTGGCCCATCGAGCAAATCCAACCCGGCCAGGCTTTCGTGATCCCCATGGCTGAAGGCCAAGATCAAGACGGCCGCACCGAGCCCTACATCCGCACCTACGTCCACAAGGTCGGCGCTCGGCTGCGCCGGAGCTTCTCCGTCAACAAGGTCCAAGACGGCCTTGCCGTGACCCGCCTAGCCTGAACCCAGGAGGACCCACCCATGGCCGTCATCGACATCAACGCCCGCGTCCTGGGTGACCGCGAGCTGGCTCAGACCCTCGCCCGCCTCTCCTCCCACGACATCCCCAAGGCCATCCGCTCAGGCGTTCGTGACGCTGCCCGGGCAGGCCGCACCACCCTGGCCAAGTCGATCGGTCAGCGCTACTCGCTCACCGCCGGCCGCATCAAGCAGGACGTCTCCAACCCGCAGTTCAGGGACGGCGGCCAGACCGCGATCATCCGCACCAACCGCAAGCCCATCACGGCCATGCAGTTCAAGCCCAAGCAGACCAGCACGGGCCTCAGCATGAGCATCTACCGGGGCCAGCGCACCGTCGTGAAGTCCGGCTTCATCGCCAAGGGCCTGCCCTTCAAACGCAGGGGCAAGGAGCGCTACCCCTTGGAGACCATCAAGGGCCCGTCTATCCACGCCATCTTCACCGGGGGCAAGTGGGCTCCAGCCCTTCAGGCACGCACAGAGGTGCGCATCGAGGAGGCCCTGGAGAACGGCATCCTGCGCGCCCTGGGGGCCATGGGCAGGGGCTTCGGCAGGGCCTGAGCCCCACCCCCCACGCCACCCCCCACCCCCCCACCCTTTTGGCTCCACCTGGCGCCAAAAGCACACGGGGCCGCGCACCCCGATTTTTCGCTAGAGCCAGGTTCCGGTCTGGGTTCCAAACCCCCTGCAATGACTGGGGTTCTCAATAGGCTGCGCCAATTGCGAGCCGGTTCTGGCGGGTTCTGATGGTTTTTCTGATCACTGAGGATGCCCGAGGATGTTCCGTCAGGTTCCGCATCTGGCCCCTCTGTGATCTGATGACCGCATGACGAAGCGCAAGAGCAAGGCGCCGACGATGGCGTCACGGTTGGAGCTGTGGCCGCTGGAGCGGCTGCAGCCCTATGAGCGGAACGCCCGGACCCACTCCGAGCGCCAGCTGGAGCAGATCCAGGCGTCGATCCAGGAGTTCGGCTTCACGGCACCGATCCTGGTCGACGGGCAGGACGGGATCCTGGCGGGCCATGGTCGGCTGGAGGCAGCGCGCCGTCTCGGCCTGGCCCAGGTGCCGGTGGTGGTGCTCGATCACCTGACGACTGAGCAGCGGCGGGCCTATGTGCTGGCCGACAACCGGCTGGCGGAGAACGCGGGCTGGGATCTGGACCTGCTGCAGGCGGAGCTCGAAGCGCTGCGGGTGGAGGACTTCGACCTGGAGGCGCTGGGCTGGAGCGACGACGAGCTGCAGCGGCTGCAGGATGACCTGGACCTGGGATCGTTCGAGGGTGTGGCGACGGCTGCCGGGACTGAGCGGGTTGAGCCGGAGCGGCAGGAGGGCCTGGGCCTGGGGCCTGTGGGCGAGGACGACGACGATGCGGACGCGACGGCCGAGAGCGGTCAGGTGGAGGAGCGCCACGTCTTCAGCGTGAACCTGCTGTGGGATGACCGAGAGGTGGTGCTGAGCGCGGTGCGGATGGCGAAGGAGGCGAGCGGACTGGAAGGGACGCCAGAGGCGTTGGTGAAGGTCTGCCGGGAGTGGATGGATGCTCGATCGAGCGTTTGAGGGACTGAAGCTGCGGAACGGCCTGCTGCTGGATCTGGAGGAGAGCGGCACGCGGGTCTATGGCGTGATGTGCGGCGGGCAGCTGCTGCACAGCGAGGAGAACGCGACGGCGTTCGTGTTCTGCATCCACGGCGGCCTGTGGGTGGAGCCGTGGGAGGGCGATCGGTATCGGCTGCGGCCGGGCATGTATGCGTCGGTGCCAGGCAAGGTGGCGGTCTACCCAGTGCGGGATCCGGATGGGCTGCCGGAGGGGATCGTGATCAGCCAGCACGGATGGCGCGGGATGTTCGCGGTGGGCGGGCCGGTGGAGGCCCAGGGCCGGCTGCGCTACATCGACGGCTGCATGGACACGCTGCTGGTGCCGCCGGTGAAGCTGGGGGATCCATGCCTGAACGGGCTGTGGTTCCCGGGCGGGACCGAGCAGACGATGCACACGCACCCAAGCGTGCGGATTGGTGTGGTGCTGCGCGGGCGCGGCCAGTGCGTGACGCCGGGGGGCCGCCAGCCGCTGCTGCCGGGGATGGTGTTCGTGATCCATGCGGACGGCCAGCACCGGTTCAGGACCGAGCGTGACGAGAGCATGGTTGTGGTGGCGTGGCACCCGGACTCGGACTGCGGCCCGACGGATGAGCAGCACCCGATGCTGACCAGGACGATCATCGAGGGCGTGAGTGCGGCGGCGCCGGAGCGCGCGGAGCACCGGACGCGATGACGCTGCGCAAGGTGGAGGTGGAGCAGGACGTGATGGCTGCGGCCCTGATGCGGCTGCAGCGGATCTACGACCTGTTCGATCGGGTGGTGGTGAGCTTCAGCGGCGGGAAGGACAGCACGGTGGTGCTGAACCTGACGGCCCAGGTGGCGCGCGAGCGAGGCCGGCTGCCGCTGGACGTCTACTTCGTGGACGAGGAGGCGTTGTACCCCGAGACGGTGGAGTATGTGGAGCGGGTGCGTGGGCGGGAGGATGTGCGGCTGCTGTGGTGCTGCCTGCCGATCCGGCACCGGAATGCGTGCGCCAGGAGCCAGCCGTGGTGGAACTGCTGGGACGAGTCGGCGCGCGATCGCTGGGTGCGGCCGATGCCGGCCCGGGTGGTGACGGTGCGGGATGTGCCGCGGTTCGAGATGGGGATGCAGCTCGATGATGTGGGCCCGGTGCTGTTCGGGCCGGAGTGCGGGACGGTGGCGGACCTGACGGGGATCAGGGCGCAGGAGAGCCCGCGCCGGCTGCAGACGGTGACGAAGAAGGAGCGCGACAACTACATCGCGGAGCCGCGCCAGGGGTACTACACCAACTGCAAGCCGATCTACGACTGGCGTGCGGAGGACGTGTGGGTGGCGGCGGCCCGCGAGGGGTGGGACTACAACCGGGCCTATGACGTCCAGGCCCTGATGGGGACGAGTGTCGGGGTGCAGCGGGTGACGCCACCGTTCGGTGAGGAGCCGCTGGGTGGGCTGTGGAAGTATCCGCAGGGCTGGCCGGAGCTGTGGGACCGAATGCTGCGGCGGGTGGAGGGCGTGAACACGGCGGGGCGCTATGCGAGGACCGACCTCTATGGCGCGAAGCTGAAGCAGCCGCCGGCGGGGATGAGCTGGAAGGACTGGGCGATGAGCCTGCTGGAGCTCTACCCAGCGAAGGAGCGCGGGGAGATCGCGCGAAGCGTGGCGCAGGTGGTGCGCATGCACCGGAAGAAGACGCGGCGGCCGATCCCGGAGGAAGAGGACGACGTGATGACGGGACTGAGCTGGCGGTACGTGTGCCAGATGGTGAGCCGCGGCGACCTGAAGGGCCGGAAGAAGGGCCAGCTGGTGCAGCGGGCGATCACGGCGGCGGCGCGGAAGGGGCTGACGTTCGAGGACGTGAAGGCGCTGGAGCGGAAGCCGTGAGCGTGGAGCAGCAGCCGGTGTCGCAGGTGCGGTGGGTGCCGCGCGACCGCCTGGTGGGCAACGCCTACAACCCGAACCACGTGGCGCCGCCCGAGCTGGAGCTGCTGATCGTGAGCATCCTCGAGGACGGCTGGACCTCGGCAATCGTGACGCTGCCGGAGGCTGACGGGAAGTTCGTGATCGTCGATGGCTTCCATCGGTGGACGGTGAGCGCGGATCCGCGAGTGGCTGGCCTGACGGGTGGTCTGGTGCCTACTGTGCAGGTGCGTCTGGATCCGGTGCACCGGATGATGTCGACGATCAGGCACAACCGAGCCAGGGGCACGCATGGTGTGCTGCGGATGGCGGACATCGTGCGGCGGATGGTGGACGAGGGAGTGCCAGAGCGCACGATCCAGAAGCGACTGGGGATGGAGCGCGAGGAAGTGCAGCGGCTGGTGAACCGCGCGGGGATGCCGACGCAGGTGGGCCGCGGCCGCGGGCTGAACAAGGCGTGGGTGCCGAGGAAGGGATGAGCAGCGACGGGCCGCTGCTGACGCTCACCTGGGCGGGCTTCGATGCGGCGGTAGATGTGATCGCGGCGCAGTGCTCGAGGCAGTGCACGTCGGTGTGTGGGATGGACCGCGGCGGGCAGCTACTGGCCTGGGCCCTGGCCGATCGGCTGGGCCTCGAGGTGACGGAGCGGCCGCGCGCTGGCGGGATGCTGGTCTATGGGGTGCTCGACCGGGCGCCGCGCTACCTGCGGGTGGAGGTGGGGCAGATCTGGTCCTGGGTGCAGCAGTGCCCGCTGGGTTGGTCGGTGATGAACGCGACGCCAGGCACCCGGGTGCTCATGCCCTGGCAGGATGCGCCTGCCAGCTGCATCAGGCCGTTCGTTGCTGGGTTCAATGATTGAGGTCGCGCAGATCGCCTACGGCTGCCAGTGGGGCCCGAATGGTCATGTGAGGGCCTGGCCGATGCGGATCACCTTCGGGCCGGTGGGGCCAGAAGTGACGGTCGAGGAGATGCTGGAGGGCCGCGGCCACACGGTGATGCTCATCGACCAGCTGGCTGCGCTGGTGAAGGGGATCGCGCCGAGCGACACGCCGATTCAGCTGATGAGCCCGTTTCCGCCGGGAGTGGCGCGGAAGCTGACTGATCTGGGCTACTACGTTGAGCTGTGCTGATCTCCCCAGACGAGTACGCAGAGCAGCGCGGCGTGACGGGTCGCGCGGTGCGGAAGGCGATTGCCGACGGCCGGATCGTGAAGGGTGCGGTGCAGGCGGGGAAGCGCCGCTGGCAGATCGACCCGGAGATTGCGGACCAGGAGTGGCAGCGGAACACGTCGCCGGCGAAGCAGCGTGGCGCAGCGGCGGAACGTGCGCGGGAGCGGGAGCAGCAGCAGGGCAACGCGCCGGATGTGCTGTCGAAGGCACCGAGCCATGCGCAGGCCCAGGCGCTGCGGACGCTGTATCAGGCGAAGCTGCTGGAGCTCGACCTGAAGGAGCGCCAGGGCCAGCTGGTGCCGAAGTCAGATGTGGAGCGGGTGTGGTTCGAGGAAGGCCGGCGGGTGCGGGATTCGTTGCGGCGGACGCCGCAGCTGATGATCGGCGACATCGCGCGGGCGGCCGGGGGCCTGACGCCGGAGCAACGCGCGGAGGTGCTGCTGGTGCTGGAGCGCCATCTGGTGAAGGCGCTGGAGGGACTGGCGGCTGATGCTGATTGAGGAATGCCGGCGCGCGTTTCGGCGGGGCCTGGAGCCTGACCCGCTGCTGACGGTCAGCGAGTGGGCGGACCAGCGGCGGATTCTCAGCCCGAAGGCCTCGAGTGAGCACGGTCCGTGGAGAACGAGCAGGACCCCCTATCTCCGCAAGGCCATGGATGACCTTTCGGCCACCAGCACGGTGCAGGAGGTGGTGCTGGTGTTCGGGAGCCAGATGGGCAAGAGCGAGGCGCTCAACAACTGGACCGGCTACACGATGGACATCGCGCCGGGGCCGGCGCTGTTCGTGCAGCCGACGATCGACCTGGCGAAGCGCTACAGCAAGATGCGCATCGCCCCGATGATCGAGGCAAGCCCGAGCCTGCAGGAGAAGGTGAAGGCGCCGCGCGAGCGGGACAGCGGCAACACGCAGCTGATGAAGGAGTTCACCGGCGGCTTCCTGATCCTCGGCGGAGCGAATGCAGCGAGCGGCCTGGCGTCGATGCCAATCCGGTATCTCGGCGGGGATGAGATCGACCGCTGGCCGGCGGACGTGGATAAAGAAGGAAGCCCGCTGGCGATTGTGACGGCCCGCACCCGGACGTTCGGCGTGCGGAAGAAGATGGCGTGGACGTCGACGCCGACGATCGCGAACCGGAGCCAAATCTGGGCGAAGTGGGAAGACAGCAACCAGCAGCACCTGCTGCTGCCCTGCCCCCATTGCCAGCACCGGCAGGGGATCGTGTGGGACCGGATCCGGTACGACCCGAAGGACTCGGGCTTGCCGAACACGCTGCGGATGCCGCCGGTGCTGATCTGCGAGGAATGCGGCGAGGGGATCGAGGAGGACACGAAAGCATGGTGGTATGACCCCGAGGTCTTCACCGACGAGTGGTGGGAGGCGTCGTTCCCAGAACGGACGGTGCAGGGCTACCACTGCTCGGCGCTCTATGCGCCGCTGGGGTGGTTCAGCTGGACCGATGCGGTGGTGGGCTACGAGAAGGCGAAGGACAACCCGGCGGAGCTGAAACCGTGGACCAACACGGTGCTGGCGGAGTGCTGGAACGACGATGGCGAGGCGCCGGACTGGGAGGCGCTCTACAACCGGCGGGAGCTCTATGAGCTGGGCACGGTGCCCGACGGCGTGGTGTTCATCACCTGCGGCGTGGACGTGCAGATGGACCGCCTCGAGCTGGAGGTGGTGGGCTGGGGCCCTGGGATGAAGAGCTGGAGCCTCGACTATCAGGTGCTGGCTGGCGACACGGCGCAGCCGGATGTGTGGCGCGAGCTGACGAAGTTCGTGCGCTCGGAGTTCGGCCGCGGCGACGGGCAGCGGCTGCCGATCCGGATGACGGCGATCGACTCGGGCTTCAGGAGCCAGGAGGTCTACCGGTGGGTGCGTGGCCAGGCCGGCAACCGTGTGATTGCGGTGAAGGGCCAGGAGACGCAGACGGCGATCATCGGCACACCGGGGCGGGTGGAGGTGCTGCGTAATGGCAAGGCGCTGCGTGGTGGCGTGAAGGTGTGGCCGGTGGGGAGCAGCACGGCGAAGAGCGAGCTCTATGGCTGGCTGCGGCGGCCGCTGCCGGATGACGGCGAGCTGCCGCATGGCTGGTGCCACTTCCCGCAGCACGGCGAGGAATGGTTCCGGCAGCTGTGCGCGGAGCGGCTGACGAACACGATCGACCGGCGGGGCTACAACAGGTTCGAGTGGATCAAGACCAGGCCGCGGAACGAAGCGCTCGACTGCAGGGTGTATGCGCGGGCCGCGGCGGCGCTGGTGGGTGCGGATCGGTGGAGCGATGAGCGGTGGGATGAGGAGCGCTACGCCGGTGTGGTGCGTGATGTGCCGCGGCCTGCACCGGTGCAGGAGGATGAGCGGCCAGCCAGCACAGGGAGCAGCTTCTGGGACTGAGTAGCATGGCCGCGAGGAGGTGGCTGGGATGAGCACATTCACGCAGGCGCATCTGGCGGCCATCGAAGAAGCGATTGCCGGCGGATACCTGGAGGTGCGCTACGACGACAAGGTGGTGCGCTACCAGTCGATGAGCGACCTGATGCGCGCCCGCAACTTGATCGCCAGCAACCTGGCGGCCGCCACTGCACCGGTCGTGCGGATCGACTACCCGGCCGTGGTGCGGGACTACGAATGAACCCTTTCGAGCAGCTGCTGGCGGCCATTGCTCCACGTGCGGCGTTGCGGCGCCAGGCGGCGCGCTTGCAGCTCGATCAGATGCGCCGCTACGACGCGGCGGCGCGGGGCCGGCGCACTGATGGCTGGATCACGCAGGGCAGCTCGGCTGATGCAGCGAGCGCGCGGGGATTCGGCGTGCAGCGTGATCGCGCGCGCGATCTGGTGCGCAACAACCCCTATGCGCGCAAAGCGGTCGAGAGCTGGGTCACCAACCTGATCGGCTCGGGCTGGAGTTTCAAGGCGAAGCAGGCCAGGCGCAACGGCCGCCAGGGCGAACGCATCACGGAGCTGATGCGCGCGTGGATGGCGGATCCGCAGCAGTGCGACTACCACGGCCTGCTCAACTTCGACGGCCTGATGGCGCAGGTGGTGCGCACCTGGAAGGAGTCGGGCGAGGTGCTGATCCGGTTCCGCACGCCGAGCGCTGCGGTGATGCGGCGGCTGGGCCTGACGGTGCCCCTGCAGCTGCAGGTGATGGAGGGCGACTGGATCGACGAGACCCACGACACGCCGGGCGTGACAGGCGAGGGCTGGACGAAGCGCGGGATCGTCTACGACGCCGAGGGGCGGCGCGAGCGCTTCTGGATCTACAACTACCACCCGGGCGAGAGCGCGGTGCAGGCGACGGCGATCACCAGCAACACGGTGCCTGCGAACCAGATCATCCACCTGTTCACGCCGGAGCGGCCGGGCATGACGCGCGGCGTCAGCTGCCTGGCGCCGGTGATGGTGCGGCTGAAGGATCTGGGCGATCTGCTCGATGCGCGGCTGATGAAGGAGAAGGTGGCTGCGTGCCTGGCGGCTGCAGTGGTTGACCTTGACGGCACGAGCGATCAGAAGAGCACGATCGGCGATCGCATCGAGCCGGGCGGCATTGTGCGGCTGGGCCCGGGCCAGGACATCAGGACGATCAACCCGCCAGCCGCGGGCGAGATCGACCGCGTGATCAAGACCTACCTGCTGGAGATCGCAGCCGGCATCGGCATCACCTACGAAGAGCTGACGGGCGACTACAGCGGCGGCAGCTACACCCAGGGCCGAATGGGCTGGATCGGCTTCCAGCGCCGGCTGATGAGCGACACCTGGCAGATCCTGGCGCCGACCGTGTTTGATCGAATCTGGATCTGGTGGGCGTCGCAGGCGTCGACGGTGGGCATCGCCACCGATGGCCTGAGCGCCGACTGGACGCCGCCGCGCCGCGAGCTCTACGACCCGCAGAGCGAGACGAGCTCGGCGCTGAGCCGGATGCGCGCGGGCCTGCTGCCGCCGCAGGAAGCGATCCGCCTGGATGGCTACGAGCCCGACGAAGTGCTGCGGCTCTACTCCGAGTGGAACCAGCAGCTGGATGCAGCTGGCGTGGTGCTCGACAGCGACCCGCGGAAGGTGAGCGCCGCCGGCCTGACGCAGGCGCGGCCGATTGGGTCGACGATGCCGCCGACGGGTGAGCCGCCGATGGAAGCAGAGCAGCCGCCAGCGCCTGCAGCGCCGAGAACCGCTCCCGCAGGCTGACCCTAGAATCGCAACGATGAGGGAGTACACATGAGCGACGGTCTCCTGCAGACCCGGGCAATGTTCGCCCCCGAGACGATCAACGTCGAGGAGCGAACTGTCGAGCTGGTCTGGTCGACCGGCGCCCAGGTGAAGCGCGCCAGCTGGTCGCGCGGCGACTACATCGAGGAGCTGAGCATGGCGCCCGGCGCCGTGCGCATGGAGCGACTGAACAAAGGAGCTCCGCTGCTCGATGCGCACGACTCCTTCTCGTTGCGCAGCCAAATCGGCGTGGTGCAGCGAGCATGGCTGAATGGCAACGAGGGCCGCGCCCTGGTGAAGTTCAGCCGGCGTGATGAAGTCGAGAGCGTCTTCCAGGATGTGATCGACGGCATCTACCGCAACGTGTCTGTGGGCTACAAGGTCCACAAGACCGAGCGCGATGAGACCGGCGCTGTGCCGGTTGAGCGCGCTGTGGACTGGGAGCCCTATGAGCTCTCGCTGGTCCCGATCCCGGCTGACGCTGGGGCCCAGGTGCGCTCAGACGAGCCCACCCCCACCCAACTCCAACAGGAGCGATCCATGGACGAACTGAACCAGGGGGCGCCGGCCGCTGAGGCTGCGCCCGAGCAAAAGATTGAATCCCGCGCCGCTGCGCCTGCTGCGCCAGTGGTGGATCTGGAGGCCGTGCGCGCCGAAGAGCGCCGCCGCGCCGCCGGCATCCTCGACGCCGCCCGCAAGCTGCAGGTGAGCGACGAGCTGGCCCACAAGCTGATCGCCGATGGCGTGGCGCTTGATGACGCCCGGATGCAGCTGATCGACGCCCGCTCGGCCGAGGAGCGCAAGACTCCTGCGCAGAGCCGCGTCGAAGTGACCAAGGATCATGGGCAGAAGCGCTTCGAGGCGAAGCTCGACTACCTGAAGTTCCGCTCCAACCTGGGCGAGCTGACCGACGGTGGCGCCCGCGAGTATCGCGGCACCACGCTGCTCGATCTGGCCCGCGAGTCGCTCGACATGGCCGGGATCAACGCCCGCGGCATGGACAAGAGCGAGATCGCAGTGCGTGCTCTGCACAGCACCAGCGACTTCCCGCTGCTGATGGCCAGCATCCAGCGCGTGACGCTGAAGGCTGCCTATGGCGAAGAGCAGCAGACCTGGCGCCCCTTGGCGGAGCAGCGCAACCTGCCTGACTTCCGCGAGATGAAGGAGATCGAGGTCGGCGGTCAGATGATCCCCGAGGAGATCAAGGAAGGCGGTGAGTACAAGACCGGCACCCTGCAGGAGCAACAGGGCGCCTGGAGCCTCACCGAGTACGGCAAGAAGCTGGTGATCGGCCGCCGCCTGATCATCAACGACAACCTGGGTTACATCACCCGCGCTGTGCAGGTGCTGGCCCGCGGCGTCGCCACGCTGGAAGCCAACCTGATGTGGGGCCTGATCACCGGCAACGCCAAGTGCATGAGCGATGGCGTGGCCCTGTTCCACGCCAGCCACAACAACACCGGCACCGGCGTGATCGGCGAGGCCTCCATCTCTGAAGCGCGTCAGAAGATGCGCAACCAGAAGGACTTCACCGGCAAGAACCCCCTCTATGTGGTGCCGCAGTACATCCTGCTGCCCACCACCCTGGAGACTGCGTTCGACAAGTTCAACACCACCATCACCCCTGCGCAGACCAGCAACGTCAACATCTTCTCGGGCTACCTGCAGAAGATCGTGGAGCCCCGTCTGGACGCCAGCAGCGTGAGCCAGTTCTACATCGTGGGCAACTACCCCGGCGTGGACAAGCTGGTGTACGGCTACCTGGAAGGCGAAGCCGGGCCGACCATCGAGTCTGAGATCAAGCGCGATCCCGACGGCATTACCACCTACCTGCGCCATGACTTCGGCTGCATGGTGAGCCAGCACCAGGGCTTCTACCGCTCCACCGGCGCCTGATCCGGCTTTCTTCCAACCATCCTTTGAGGACTGATCCATGAAGAACTTCGTTCAAGACGGCAAGTACGTGGAGGTCGCCCTCCCGTACGCCCGCAATTCGGGTGAAGGCGTGCTGGTCGGCCAACTGTTCGGTGTGTGCGTGGTGGATGGCGCTTCTGGCGCCAGCACCAACATCCACACCGAGGGTGTGTATGACCTGACCGCCGCCACCGGCGCCGGCACCGATGCCGTTGTGGGCGCCATCGCCTACTGGGATAACACCAACCGTCGGATCACGCCGGTTGTGACCAGCAACACCCGGGTGGGTTTGTTCCTGGCGGCCAAGGCCACCGCTGATGCAGTGGCGCGCGTGCGTCTCGACTGATGCTGCCAGACATCGCCAGTCTGGCCCTGAAGGCGGTGGTGAAGGTGATGGGGGAGCGATCCCCTATCACCTATCGCCGGGGCTCTGATGTGCACGAGATTGGCGGTGTCTACCAGGCCAGCCACGTCGGACTGGATCCTGAGACCGGAGTGCAGGTGCGATCGACGCAGCCGGTGCTGCTGATCAACGGTGCTGAGCTGGCGATCGAGCCGAAACAAGGCGATGAGGTGGAGGTGCGCGGCGGCCTGTTCAAGGTGCGAGATCCGCAGCCTGATGGGCATGGCGGCTGGCTGCTGATGCTGCATCGGATGCCGCCGCCGGCGGTGTTCAACCCAGGTGTTTTCGAGGTTGGAGTGTTTGCCTGATGGCCCTGAATCTGATCCGACGACTGATCAAGGGCAGCCCGCTGACTGCTCAGGAGCACGATGGCAACCTGAACAAGCTGGAGGATGCGATCGAGGAGCGCGAGCTCGCTGGCGCTGCAGAAGATGCAGTGGCTGCTCATGCTGACGCGGCCGACCCGCATCCCGGCTACCTGACCGGCACCGAGGCGAACGCGGCCTATGCGGCGCTCGGTGCTCCGGCCGCTGCCGTTGCGGCGCATGAGCAGGCCGCAGATCCCCACCCTGGCTATCTCACCCAGAGCGAGGGCGACGCCCGCTACGCCCCGCTGGGGTCAACTGGCGGAGGCGTGTCGGCCTACGTCCACACGCAATCCACACCAGCGACGACGTGGACGATCAACCACAACCTGGGGTATCGCCCCAGCGTCGAACTGTTCAACAGTGGGATGCAAGAGATTGACGCGGAGATTGCACATCCGAGCGTGAATCAAACCGTCGTTACACTGAACCCAGCAACTGCTGGACTCGCCCGCCTGATCTGAGGACACCATGCCCCGCAACATTTTCACCGACTTCGACTTCCAGGGAGTCTCGAAGGTCACCAACCTGCCGGCGCCTACTGCAAGTGGCGACGCAGCAAACAAGGGGTACGTGGATTCGGCCGTTGAGGGCCTGGCGTGGAAGGATTCATGCCGCGTGGCCACCCAGGCGAACCTGAACCTGGCCAGCCCTGGCGCGACGATTGACGGCATCACGATGGTCAGCGGTGACCGGTTGCTGGTGCGCGCGCAGACCGCAGGCGCTCAGAACGGCATCTACGTGTGGAACGGCGCCGCGACGGCGATGGTCCGGGCGCTCGATGCCAACACCTTCGCGGAACTGGAGCAGGCCACCACCACGGTGGAGGAAGGCACCGGTGCTGGCGTGACCTACCGGCAGACAGCGGTGAACGGCACCCTGGACAGCACGGCGGTGAGCTGGACGGTGATGGGCACCAGCGCCCCGGCGGCCAGCACCACCCAGGCTGGGATCGTGCGCTTGGCGACCCAGGCTGAGGTCGACACTGGCACCGCTGCTGATCTGGCAGTGTCGCCGCAGACACTGGCCGGCTGGTCTGGGCGGCTGCGGAAGTTATCGGCGAACGTGGGCGATGGCAGCGCTACCAGCTACACGGTGACGCACAACTTCAACACCCGTGACGTGTTGGTGCGGGTATTCCCAAACTCGGGCAGCTTCGATGACGTGGAGGTGGACGTGCAGCGCACCAGTGTGAACGCGGTGGCAGTGATCTTTGCGACGGCTCCCGCAACTAACGCCTTCCGTGTAGTGGTGATGGGCTGATGGCCAGGGAGTTTCTGACGCCACCTGACTTCAAGGCTGGCCTGCTGCTGAACGGGTCGGCCGGCACTGCTGGTCAGCAGATCACGTCACAGGGCCCTGGGCAACCTCCTGCTTGGGGGGCGCCTGGCGGCGGCGGCCTCCCCTCCCCCGGCCTGGCGCCATGGAGCGGCGGCAGCGGGTCGATGCTGGCGCCGAATAACTGTAGGACCGGAGCTCTGACCAATGTTTCCGCACAGCTAAACTTTGTCGAATATCACCAGATCTTTATTCCCGAGGCAGTTCCAGCGACTCAGCTAATCTGCCGTACACATACAACATACGCTGGAACGACAGACGTGCTACTGGGTATCTACAACAACAGTGGTTCACGTCCGACGACCAAGATTGTAGACGCAGCGCTGCAGATTACAGCCAGCGGCGCAGCAACGTATGCGGCAGCAATCAATCAATCGGTGTCACCCGGCTGGTATTGGCTGGCATTTCTGGCAACAGCAGGCGGCGCAACGCCTTCGTTTGTGGCAAACCTAGCGAATGTTGCACCTGCTGGCGAATTTACCAGCGCTGGGGCCATTGTAACAGTCCTGCGGCAGGCAGGGCAGACATCGCTGCCAGCGACAGCGGGGTCACTTCAAGTCAGTAACGTCTCCCGACCCGTTTGTTTCCTGGGGGTGTGACATGAGCCGCGTCGTCTTATTCGATAACAACGGGCAGGTCATCCAGGCGCTGGAGATTCCAGGCGACGCGCCGGAGCCCGACTACCCAGGCTTCTACAACGGCCTACTCAGCAGCATGACCTATCAGGCGCTGCTGCAGACGCCCGCCACGGCAGAGCAAGCCAAGGCACTGGCCATCTTCGTCTCAGCCATCCAAGACGCCATGGCGGGCCGCGTGAACCCCGCAGCCATGCAAGGTGCCATCTGGCTACTGCTGGGCCAGGTGGAACTGACCGCAGCCCACGTTGCTGAGCTATCGGGGCTGATGGACGCCCACCACCTCAGCGGAACGTATTTGCTGGCGCCGCCATGACCCACCCCCGCACGCAGCTTCGAGCCGCATTCGTCTCTCGCCTGCTCAACGTCACCGCCGCAGAGGATCGGGTCTACAAGGGCCGCCTGATGCCGATCGAGGAGCCGCAGCTGCCAGCGATCGTCATCCACACCCGCGAGCCTGACGAGCTGCAGGAACGCAGCCCCTCCGGCTGGAATGGCTTCGAGCGGCGCCGCTGCATCGTCTCCGTGATCTGCATCGCGCAGAGCTTCGACGACATCGACGAAGACCTCGACAGCATGGCCGATCAGGTCGAGGCCGCCCTGCAGAGCTGGATCATCCCTGGCTTTGAGTCGAGCGACGCCTTCTACCTCGACACCCGCAGCGACGATCCTGAGTTCGATGGTGCGCTCACCACCGGCGCCACCACGCTGCGCTACGAGGTGACCTACCGGCGCCCCTACCGCGACTGCAGCAACCCCTATGTGGACGACGCAGCAGCCGCAGGCGATGGGCCCCTGGAGCGCAGCGGCTCCTATCCTGGTGGCCAAGTCACCCCCGGCTGCCCGGTGGGCAATACCGGCGAGGCCTGCCCCATTGGTGAGGCCGAGCTATTCAGCCAAGAGGAGCCGATCAACTGATGGCCACCACCCGCAAGCGCGCACGCACCACCGAGGGGCAGTTCCAAGCCGACGACCCCAGCACCCCAGAGCGCAACGAGGCCTACGTGCAGGACCTGCCGCTGAACGTCGACAGCCTGGCGGCGTTCATGGGCATCGAGCAGCCGGACCGCGCACGGCTCAGCACGGCCCTGGGCCTGGCGAGCACAGCCGCTGAAGCCGTCATCGGCCGCCCCATCGGCGAGGCTGAGCCGCATGGCATTCGCCACGGCGTCCACATGCTGGCCTCGCAGCTGCTCATCAAGGACGCCCTCGAAGTGGCCCCGACCGGCGCCGAGATCCCTGGCGTGATCCGTTACCTGTGGAAGGCCGCCGATGCTGGGCGTTAATCGCTCCGACCAGCTGACCGCTGGTGTCGGCTCTGCTGAGAACACCGATCACGCGCGGCGGCTCAGCAACGTCGCCCGCTACGGCACCGTGGCAGAAGTCGACTACACGGGCCAGACCGCTGGCTTTCCCGCGCTGCGCGTGCAGCTCCAGGACGGTGAGATCCTCTCCGACTGGGTGCCATGGTTCACGCCGCGCGCGGGCAAGGATCGCGTGTGGGATCCGCCGGAAGTGGGCGAGGTGGTGATGCTGCTGGCCCCGTCGGGTGAGCTGGCCAATGGCGTTGCCATCCCCGGCCTGTTCTCCGACGGCAACGCAAACGGCAACCGGGCCGGCCTGCAGCGCCGCACCTACGACGACGGCACGGTGATCGAGTACGACCGCGAAGCCCACAAGCTGTTGATGGACGTCAAGGGCGACGTGCGGATCAAGGCCACCGGCAAGATCGACATCGAGGCCGATGGCGACGTGAAGATCGTCGGTGCGAGAATCGACCTGAACCCGTAGGAGGCGCGGCCATGGCGGGCGGGATGAGCCGCAGCAGCGGCACCCAGCTGGGTGGCTTTGATCACCTGCGGCAATCAATCCAGGACATTCTCACCACGCCGATCGGCACCCGCGTCTATCGGCGCGACTACGGCAGCAGGCTGCCGCGTCTGGTGGACCGCCCGATCAACGCCAGCCTGGTGGCTGAGCTGGTGGCTGCCACGGCTGAGGCATTGGAACGATGGGAGCCGCGATTGAGGCTGGAGCAGGTGCGGATCGACAACGTGAGCGATGCCGGGCAGATCGAGCTGAGCCTGGTTGGCTACTATCTGCTGAACGGTGAGCGCATCGAGATCGAGGGACTGGTGATCTGATGAGCGCGATCGACTTCAGCTCCATCCCAGAACCCACGATCATCGAGGAACTGGATTACGAGACGATCCTGGCCCAGATGATCGCGGATCTGCAGGCCCGTGATCCCAGCTATACCGAGATCCTGGAGAGCGATCCGGGTGTCAAGATCCTGGAAGTGGCGGCAGCCCGCGAGCTGATCCTGCGCCAGCGGGTGAACGATGCGCTGCAGGCCACGCTGCTGCGCTACGCCCTGGGCGCTGACATGGACAACCTGGCGGCCTTCTATGGCGTTACCCGCCTGGAGGGCGAAAGCGACGAGGCGCTGCGCCTGCGCACGATCGAGCGCATCATGGGCAGCAGCACCGCAGGCGGTGCGGCCTGGTATCGCTACCAGGCGCTGACGGCTGACGATCAGGTGAAGGACGCGGCGATCAGCAGCCCCACCCCCGGGGTCGTGGCCGTGGCGATCCTGAGCAAGGAAGGCGAGCAGGTGCCTGCCGCAACGGGTGAGGCCCTGGATCAGTTGGGCACCGCCTACGGCATCACCCGCAACGCCAACGAAACCGACGCGGCGTATCGCGCCCGGATCCTGGCCTTTGTGCAGGCCGGTGGCGGCTATGGCTTGGCCAGTGCTGAGCTGATCGAGGTGGTGGACAGCCGCCTGCAGGCCGATGAGGTGCGGGTGCTGACCGACACCGTGACGGTGCAGAGCGCCAACATCATCACGGTCAACGTCGCAGCCCAGGTCTACCTCTACCCGGGCACACCGATCGAGGTTTTCAACGGCCTGCAGCAACGCCTGCGCGATGCCTTTGCCGCGCAATCCGGCCTGGGCTGGGACGTGACCACCAGCTGGCTGATTGCCCAGCTGCACCCCGCCGGTGTGCAACGTGTGGTCTTGACAGCGCCAACAGCGAACGTAATCTGCCAGCCCAGTGATGCGCCTGCGCTGGGGAGCATCACACTGATTTTGGCGGGCCGTGACCGATGAGCCGGTACGACCTGCTACCGCCCAACTCAACGCAGCTCGAGCGCGACTTCTCCCGCAGCACCAGCAGCTTTGAGCGTGTGGGGCCACCGATCCCCACGATCCGTACCGCCAAGCGCATCGACATCCCCGACGCGGTGGTTCCATGGCTGATCTACGAGTACGGCCTGGGCGAGCTGGTGCCGTACCTGGTCGATCAGCGCCGCGCCCTGCAGGAGGGCGTGCAGTGGCAGCGGGTGCGCGGCACCCCAGAGTCGGTTCGGATCGCGCTGGGTTGGATTGGCGTCACGGGCCTGGTCGAAGAGTCAGAGGGCGGCACCGCCCGATGGGCTGAATACCAGCTGGGGCTTGCTGCTGCGACAAACGGCGAAGACGTGATCGACCAGGTGATGGCGATTGCGCGGATCAGCAGCCCGGTGCGCAGCAGACTGCAGCGGATCTACGCGGTCTACGACTTCCGCCGGTTCGTGCTGGACGACAGCCTGCTGAGCGACGGTGGAATGCTCAGCGACCACAGTGGTGTGAGGCCTCGGCCAGACTGGCCGCAGATCAGCTACGGCCAGATTCACGCCAGCCTGGTGCTGGAAAACGCCACTGTCGCCAGCACACACACCGATGTGATCAACGTGCTGGCAGGGATGAACGATCGGTTCATCCTGTCGCGCAGCAAGCTGGATGAGGAATGGCACACGATCAATCACCCGGCGCTGATCTCCACCCAGGAAGGGGTGAGCGGAAAATACCAGGGGCAAACATGGGCAGCAATCAAGTGGCAGCCAACCACATGGGGCGATGTGAACGCTGTTGCCTCAAGCTCTGTCACCACACAGACCGCGTAGCATGGGGAGCGATTAAGGGGAGGACATGGCGGCGATCCTGACCACGAGCGGGCGCACCGCTATTGCTATTGCGATCAAGGCGCGCACGGCTCACATGGCCTGGGGCAGTGGCAGCACAGGATGGGGTAACTCGCCGCCGGATCCGCCCGCCAACAGCACCGCGCTGCTGGCGGAGATCGCCCGCCGCAAGTCCAACCAGGTGGAGTTCTGCACGCCGGCCACCAACGGCGCGATCAGAGTCCCCGAGGGGCAGTTCGACATCACCGCGACACCGACCAACAACCTCTACTTCCGGTTCTTCTTCGAGTTTGAGGATGCCGTCGGCTCCACCATCCGTGAGATGGCGATCTTCCTCGACACGGTGGCGGCCGCTGGTGTGCCCGCTGGCCAGTTCTATCTGCTGCCTGCGCAGGTGGCGCAGCCTGGCACCATGCTGGTGATCGAGCGCCGCGCGCCTATCGTGCGTGAGATCACAACCCGTCAGCTGTTTGAGTTCGTGGTGACCTTCTGATGACGCTGACCGGCTACTACAACAGGTTCGACGCGGCCGATCGCTACGACGAGATCCTCTTCCGTGCAGGCAAGGGCCTGCAGTCGGCTGAGCTGAACGAGGTGCAGAGCACCGTCATTGACCGCCTGAAGCGGATCGCTGATGCGGTGTTTAATGATGGCGCGGTGATCAGCGGCACGCCGCCGGCCATCACCGGCACCACGGCCGCCTGCCCGCTCAGCCTGATCTACCTGCGCGGCGCCGTCCGCGAGATCGCCGCGGCCAACGTCACCATCCCCTTGGTCGGCATCGCCCGCGTCGGTGTCTACCTGCTCGATGCGGAGATCACAGAGGTTGAGGATTCCGACCTGCGGGATCCTGCCGTTGGCACTCGCAACTACACCGAACCTGGCGCCGGCCGCCTGCGCGTCACCGCCGCATGGGGCCGCGAGGGCGACGGCAGCACCGGCGTCTTCTACCCCGTCTACACGATCATCGACGGTGTGCTGCTCAACCCAGGCGGCGACAACCTGGGCGATGCGTTCACCGAAGCGCTGGCGCGCTACGACCGCGAGAGCAACGGCAACTACATCGTCACCGGCCTCAGCGTCACCGCTCTAGGTCTGGCGGCCGGCGTCAACACCTTCTCAGTCAAGGACGGCACCGGCAACATCTTCGGCTACAAGATCGACAAGCTGGCCAGCACCCGGCTCACCTATGCCGAGGACCCGGAACTTGAGCTGATCGACGCTGAACCCGACACCTTCACCGGCGCAACCGGTGGCAGCGCCACCATCCAGTTGAATCGCTTCCCGGTCGAGAGCATTCTCGAGGTGGTGATTACCCAGCAGAAGACCGTCACGATCACCAGGGGCGGCTTCAGTGGTGGCCAAGACACGCTGCCCGACGTGTCGGTGCTCAGCATCCAAAGCATCACCCAGGGCGCTACTTCCTACGTCGCCACCACCGACTACTTCCTGAACGGCGACAAGGTGGACTGGAGTCCGGGTGGTGCTGAACCGGCTCCCGGCTCGACCTACTCGATCACCTACCGATACCTCGGCAATGTCACCCCCTCGGCGATCGACCTACAGGCTGGCACCTTCACTGTCACCGGCGCGGTGAACGGCACGCTGGTGCTCACCGACTACCGGTGGAAGCTGCCGCGCTACGACCGGCTGTGCATCGACCGCGAGGGCAACTTCTCGCGGGTGAAGGGCATCAGCTCCCGCTTCACGCCACTGCCTCCTGCCGTGCCCCCCAACCTGCTGGCCCTGGCGACGATTGAGCAGCGCTGGGGCCTGACACCAGGCGTCAGCAACGACGGCATCCGCGCGATCCCATTCGACCAGCTGGAGCGCATCCGCTCGCTGGTGGTGGACCTGTTCGACTTGGTGGCGCTGGAGCGCCTGCGCAACGACATCAGCTCACGCGAGCCGAGCAGCAAGCGCGGCGTGTTCGTCGACCCGTTCCTCGATGACGACCTGCGCGATCAGGGCATCACGCAAACGGCCGCGATCGTTGACGGCACGTTGCAGCTGCCGATCGCGCCGACGATCTACCAGGCGCCGACGAACAACGCCCAGGACTGGATGCTCCCTTACACCGAGGAGATCATCCTGGAGCAGACGCGCCGGACCGGCAGTAGCAAGATCAACCCCTATGCCAGCTTCGACCCGATCCCGGCCGCAGTGGTGCTCACCCCAGCTGTGGATCGTTGGACCGTGATCAACACAATCTGGGCGAGCCCGATCACCCAGGCAATCGTGAACAATGTGATGGACCGCAGCCGTCGCTTCCAGGTCGAAACCACCACTACCACTCGCACCCAGCTGCTGAGCGAAAGCCAGCAGCCGGCGCAGTTCTTGCGGCCGATCACCATCAACTTCACCCTGGACGGTTTCGACCCCGGTGAAACGCTCACCCAAGTCCAATTCGACGGGATCAACGTCACTCCTCCCTGAGCCATGCCCCTTACAGCAAACGCATCCGGTCAGATCGCGGGGTCGTTCACGATCCCAGCCAACGTGCCAGCCGGCACCAAGCGCGTCACGTTCCTGGGCGACCAGGGAAGTTTCGGCGCAGGCCGCTTCGTGGGCGAAGGTACGATCATCACTCGCACGCAAAGGCTGTCGAGCGTTTCGATTCAGACGCGGTTCATTGACCCGCTGGCACAGACGTTCCGCCTCGATCAGTCGCGGCATATCACAGGGGTGGACTTCTGGTTCACTGTCAGGGGCAACGTTGGAAACAAGGTGTACCTGGAGATCCGGGAGACGGAGGTAGGCCTGCCGAATACGACAACGCTTGCAGAGGGTGTGCTCCAAGGCAGCGCCATCACGGTGGGAGCATGGAACAAGATCAGCCTCACTCGGCCGGTGTTCCTGCAGGCCGGGGTGGAGTACGCCATGGTGCTACTGACGGATGATCCCGTGCACGCGGTGGGCTTGGCGGAGCTGGGCAAGTTCGATGCAGCGGCCAACCAGTTCGTCACGTCGCAGCCGTACACCATCGGCACGATGCTGAAGAGCTCCAACGCCAGCACCTGGACACCGGTGCAGGAATCGGACCTGACCTTCCGCATGTACGGGGCCCGGTTCACCAGCACCACCAGGACCGTGAACCTGGGGCAGCTGCGGGCAGGCACGGTCACGATCACTCGTTCGGGCAGCACAGCTACCGCAACCTGGGTCGGCGGATCTCACCCGTTTGTGACCGGTCAGAAGGTGGTTCACAGCGGTGCCACCCAGACCGAGTACAACGGCGCCTTCACGATCACTTCGACGGGAGCCAGCACCTACACGTTCACCGTGAGCGGCAGCCCGGCGACGCCCGCGACCGGCACCATCTTGGCCGCCGTGGGCGACATCACCGACCTGGTGGCGCTGGCCGGCGTGGAGCGGATCAGCTCCGAGACCGACGCCGAGTTCGTCTTCACCCGGCCGGATGGCAGCCAGATCCGCGGTACTGACAATGCCCGCATCCAGCTGGCTGAGGATCTGAACGTGGCGCTGACACTCTCGGCAGTGCTGCGCGGCACTAACACCCTGAGCCCCTACCTGTTCGCCGGCACGCAAGCGGTCTACGGCAACCTGGGCGAGACCGGCACCTACGTGAGCCGTGCGATCCCGTGCGCTGCTGGCGCGAAGGTAAGCTGCACGTTTGAAGCGCTGCTGCCCGGGGCCTCCAGCGTGCTGGTGGAGTTCGAGACCAGCACCGGCACCTGGCAGACGGTGGCACTGACCAGCAGCAGCGCGGTGGGCGACGGCTGGGTTGAGCGTGTGCACACGGTCGCCAGCTTCACAGCCGGCGGCACAACCACGCGCGTGCGCCTCACGCTCACCGGCGCTGCAGCAGCCCGCCCGCAGCTCCGCCAACTTCGTCTCGTGGTGATCTGATCCGATGCCGATTGACGACCGCACAACGAACCGCAGCTATCAGTTGCCCAACGCAGACAACCTGCTGGTGGAGGATGTAGCGCGGCTGCGGGCTGCGTTGCAGGCGATCGACGCGGATATATTCGCGCGCTACACCAAACTCGAAGTTGACCAGCTGATCAGCAACCTGATCAACGGCGCACCGGGTGCGCTCGACACGCTGAACGAGCTGGCGGAGGCCCTGGGCGACGATGCCAACTTCGCCGCGACGGTGGCTTCCCAGCTGGCGCTGAAGGCCAACGCCAGCGCCGTCTACACCAAGGCTGAGTCTGACGCCCGCTACGTGCAGGGCGCGGTGCAGACCGAGATGGTCTTCACCGCCACGGCGAACCAGTCAGCGTTCACACTGAGCACGGCGATCATCAACAAGCCGTCGGCGCTGGTGACGGTCGATGGCGTGGTGCAGCCAACTGCCGAGTACACCCTCAATCAGGCGGGCACGCTGCTGACGCTGAGCGAAGGCGTGCCAGCGGGCACGGTGGTGCGCGTGCTGGCGCTGGGCGTTGCGTCTGCTGGGGCCCCGGCTGATGACACGGTGACGACGCCGAAGCTGAGAGACGGCGCCGTCACCGTTGATAAACTGGCGCCAGACGTGACCAGCACGATCATGGCGCTGTCAATCGCATTAGGGTAATTCCATGGCTGAAACTTTCAACAACGCCACCGTCAGGTTGACCTCAACCAGCGCCACAGACATCTACCAGGCGCCTACAACCAACGCGGCCGACAGAGCCATTGTGCTGAGCTGCATGGTGGCAAATGTCGATGGGAGTACCCCCGCAAATATCACAGTGACAGTGACCGACAGCAGCAATGCCGTATTGAGCACACTGGCCCATATAGTCTCGGTCCCAGCGGGTGCATCGCTTGAGGTGATCGCTAACAAAGTGGTCCTCAGGCAGTCGCAAAAGATAAGAGCGACAGCATCAGCAGCTAATGACCTTGATGTGACCCTTAGCGCATTGGAGATAAGGGCATGAGTAACGGCGGTATTATTGGCACAGCAAATACCCCCACGGCACTCACGGCGGGTGGCGTTTGGCGCATTGATGAAGCTTTGCTGGCAAGAAGCCAAGGCAGGTGGCCACTTACCCCCTTCTTTGTCAGTTACTTAGTAATCGGCGGTGGCGGCAATGGTGGCAACCGAGGTGGCGGTGGCGCCGGGGGCTATCGGTCCAGTTATTTAACCGAAAGTTCGGGTGGCGGTGCTGCTGCAGAATCGCCTTTGCTTGTTACTCCTGAGACCAGCTATGTAATTTCTATTGGTGCAGGCGGTAGCAATTCGAGTTCATTCTCGACTATTACCAGCCTAGGTGGCGGCGGTGGCGGTGGCAACGGTGCTGGCGGTGTCGGCGGTAGTGGCGGTGGTGGCGGCTCATTCCAAACTAATGGAGGCGGATCAGGGGGAGGAAGCGGAACTGTTGGCCAAGGCTTCGCTGGTGGCGCCGGCTTTGGTAATAGCGGTGGCGCCTGGGGTGGTAGCGGCGGCGGTGCTGGCGCCGCTGGGGCCGCTGCTTTTGGTGGCAATGGCGGCAGCGGTGTTGCTTCAACCATTACAGGATCTTCTGTGGTTCGTGCCGGCGGTGGTGGCGGTAACAGCCCGGCCGGAGGCGGCGCCGGTGGCGGTGGTGCGAACGGCACAGCCGGATCGGTCAATACTGGCGGCGGTGGCGGTGCAAACGCCCTTGGAGGATCAGGCGTTGTCATTCTTCGTTGTCCGGCTAATTTTCTTGTCATCAATCCAGGTGGCGGGTTGACTTTTACTACCTCGATCGTTGGTCAAGACAGGGTGACAACATTCACCGCCGGCACCGGCAACATCCAGTTTGTTTTTGTTTGACCATGGCTCACTACGCATTCCTTGACACCAACAACATCGTTACCGACGTCATCGTCGGCAAAGATGAAGGCGAAGACAACATCGACTGGGAGCAGCACTATGGCGCTTTCCGGGGGCAAGTGTGCAAGCGCACCAGCTACAACACTCAAGGCGGTGTCCATAAAGATGGGGGCACGCCTTATCGCAAGAACTACGCCGGCATCGGCTACACCTACGACTCAGAGCGTGATGCGTTCATCGCGCCGCAGCCGGGCCCGGATTGGGTGCTCGATGAAGCCACCTGCCAGTGGCTGCCGCCTGCTACTGAGCAGTCTTAGCCTTCGGATTTCCCATCGCCTTGTAGGCCATGCCACTGCAGAGGATCCCCGGCGCGATGGTGTCGGATTCGACGATCACTTCCGCTGATGTTCAGGACAGCAGCCTCACCGGCGCTGACATCCAGGATGGCAGCATCGAAACCGCTGACATTGCACCTGGTGCAGTGGTGACCGCCGACCTGGCGGATGGCGCTGTCACGACCACCAAGATTGCCGATGCAGCGATCACCGCTCAGAAGCTGGCGCCAGGCGTGAGCTTCGCGCCCACCTGGGTCAGCTTCGACGGCACCGATGCAGCAAACCCGACGGCGACCTACAGCCAGTCCGGCACAACAGTGACCATCACCCTTGCCAGTCACGGCTTACTGGTGGGGCACATCGTCAGCCTTGATTTCACGTCTGGCACTGCTACTGATGGTGTCTACATCGTGCAGACCGTGCCCAGCAGCAGCACCTTCACGGTTGCCATGGGCAGCAGCGCAACGACAAGCGGCAGCGTTGTGCTGCGCCGCTGCCCTGTAGCAGCTGGCAACAACGTCGCCAGCATTGCCGATTGCGCCACTGGCGACTACGGCATCAACTTCGCGGCGCCCCTGGCTGATGGCAACTACGCGGTCGCTGGCATGGCTACAGCCGCTGCCACTAACAACCCCAAAACCACGATCAACTTCCACGCCACAGGTCAAGCTCTGCCGCCGACCACCAAGACAGCCGCAGCCGTGCGAATCCTCGTCGGCTCAACCAATCAGACGCCGCCTGCCGGTGTTGATTGCGCCAGCATCAGCCTGATCATCCTGCGGTAATGGCCAAGCCCAAAAGCGCCACCGGCAACCTCAAGATCCACAGCAAGCCCAAGCGCACACGCCAGGGCGACGGCAAGCACAGCAAGGCCAACCATGGCCGCAAGCGCTCCCGCGGGCAGGGTTAAGACCTGCCCGGGACTCCGCCTAGAATCAACCAGACAGGAGGAATCTCCTACCCATGACGACGACCTTTCTCCACGGCGTGGAGGTTCTCCAGATCGACACTGGAGCCCGCCCGATCCAGACTGTCCGGTCCTCCGTGATTGGCCTGATCGGCACCGCCCCGGATGCCGACGCTGACAAGTTTCCGCTCAACACCCCTGTGCTGATCGCCCGCCGTGGCGAGATGCAGGGGATCGGCGAGGCTGGCACGCTGCCTGCTGCGCTGGACCTGATCTACGACCAGGCCGGCGCTGTGGTGGTGGTGGTGCGTGTGGCCGCAGGCCAGAACGAGGGCGCCACGATCAACAGCGTGCGCGGCGGCATCAACAACAGCACTGGCGCCTACGAGGGCGTGCATGCGTTCCTGGCTGCTGAGAACGAGGTGGGCTTTGCCCCCCGCGTGCTGATCGCCCCGGGCTACACCCACCAGCGCAGCACCAACGGCATCCTGTCGATCGCCGTGAACGCGCAGGGCGCGGGCTACACCACTGCTCCTGCAGTGACCATCAGCGCGCCCGCGGCTGGCGGCAAGCAGGCGACGGCAGTTGCAGTCCTGGGCACCGGCGACAACGCCGGCAAGGTGGTGAGCGTAACGATCACCGACCCTGGCTCGAACTACACCACCAACCCCACCGTCACCCTGGCCGCACCCCCTGCAGGTGGCGCCCAGGCGACCGCTGGCACCATCAACCGCGGCACCGTCCGCTCTGAAGTGCTGGCCGAGATGCTGGGCATCGCTCAGCGCCTCCGCGCGGTGATCATCGCCGACGGCCCCAACACCACCGACGCTGCTGCCATTCAGATCGCCGATGACTTCGGCTCTGATCGCATCTACGTGGTGGACCCCTGGGTGCTGCGCGACGGCTCCAGCGTGCCCGCTTCCCCCGCCGTGGCCGGCCTGATCAACAAGGTCGACAACGAGCGCGGCTTCTGGTGGAGCCCCTCCAACAACGAAATCAACGGCATCGAGGGCACCGCGCGCGCCATCGACTTCACCCTGGGCGACTACACCAGCCGGGCCAACCTGCTGAACGAAGCCAAGATCGCCACCATCGTGCGCGAGCAAGGCTTCCGCCTGTGGGGCAACCGCACCCTGGCGATGGATCCGAAATACGCCTTCCTGAGCGTGCGCCGGACCGCCGACATGATCAACGAGTCGATCCTGCGCGGCCACCTGTGGGCTGTGGATCGCTGCATCACCGCCACCTACCTGGAGGAGGTGCAGGAGTCAGTGCGCGGCTACCTGCGCAGCCTCAAGTCGCGCGGCGCGATCCTGGGCGGCGATGTCTGGGTGGATCCCGAGCTGAACACCCCGGCCACCATCGCCAACGGGCAGGTGTTCTTCGACTTTGAGTTCACGCCGCCCTACCCGGCCGAGCGGGTGACGTTCCGCTCGCACCTGGTGAACAGCTACGTCGTAGACCTTTTCCGTTGAGGATTGACCCATGGCCCAAGTCCCCCGCGTTCTAAAGAACTTCAGCCTGTTTGTTGACGGTCGTGGCCTCGCCGGGACCGTCTCGACCCTGACCCTGCCCACACTCACCACCAAGATGGAGGAGTTCCGGGGCGGCGGCATGGATGCCCCTGTCGAGATCGACATGGGCATGGAGGCCCTGGAGACCAGCTTCGAGCTGTTCGACTACGACGAGAACGTCCTCAGCCTCTACGGCCTAGCCGATGGTGCTGCCACCCAGGTGACCGCCCGTGGCGCCCTGCGCCGCGATGGTGAGGAAGCCGTGGCCATGATCGTCAACATGACCGGCGTCATCAAGGAGATGGACCCCGGCGATTGGCAGTCTGGCGAGCCGACCACCATGACCTGCACCATGGCGCTGCGCTACCTCAAGGTGACCATCGGTGGCCGCGAGGTGATCGAGGTGGACAAGGTGAACATGATCCGCCGTGTGAACGGTGTGGATCAGCTTGCTACGATCCGCACGGCAATCGGGGTCTGACTTAGATGGACAAGCGCGCCACAGCCAAGATCGAACTGGACTATCCCATCGAGATCAGTGGCGTTCAGGTGAAACACCTGATCATGCGCCGCCCCAAGGTGCGCGATGAGCTGGCGATGGCCAAGTCAAAGGCAGACGATGCCGACAAGGCCCTGCAGCTCATCGCAAGCCTGTGCGAGGTGGCGCCTGATGATCTGCATGAACTGGATTCGGCCGACTGGGCGAAGCTGGAGCAGCAGGTCGCGGATTTCAGGCAGGCCAAGTCCTAACCGATGATCTGCGCCGGGCCGTTGTGATCCTGGCGAAGCTCACCGGGTGGGGCTTGGCTGACATCCTGGACATCGAGAGCGACGAGTTCTGGGCATGGCACAAGGCCGCCCGGACAGTCGAGAATAAGATCGCCAAGGCGCTGAAGCAGGGCAAATGAACGGCGGGCTCAGCAAGATCACGGTCGAGATCGGCGGCAAGATCGCCGCCAGTCTTGGCCAATCGCTGCGCGCCGCACAGCAGCAGGTCTCATCGTTCGGGCGCAACACCGTCCGCACGATGCGCGACACCGCTACAGCGGGCTCGCGTGAGTTCAAGAACCTGCTGCGTGATGATGCCTTTCAGCTGGCTGCCGCTGGCGCCGCTGGCATTGGCATCGCACTGACTGGCAGCATCCGGGCAGCCAGCACCTTTCAGGGTGTGCTGACCGACATCGGCAAGACGGCCGGGGCTAGCGGTGCCGAGCTGAAGGGTGTGACTGATGAAGTGCTGCGGCTGTCGGGCCGCAACTTCACCAACCTCAGCGCCACCACCCTGGCGCAGGGCGTGCAGGATCTGGTGGCCCAGGGCCTCAGCCTGCAGGATGCCGTGGCGTCCATGGAATCGCTGGGGCGTGTGGCCACTGCCACCAACAGCGACCTGCTGGATGTGACCAAGACAGGCTTCCAGCTGCAGAACGCCCTCAAGATCCGCCCCACTGAGCTGAAGGCGACCTTCGATGCGCTGGCCTTTGCGGGCAAGCAGGGCGCCTTCGAGCTGCGCGACATGGCGCAGTTCATGCCCACGATCGCCGCAGCTGCTGGCAGCCTGGGCATCCAGGGCAAGCAGGGCGCAATCAGCCTGGCGGCCATGATGCAGATGGTGCGCAAGGACGCGCCGGATGCAGGGCAGGCGGCCACCCGGTTGACGGACGCCATGCTCAAGATGACGGCGCCGCAGACCGTCAAGAACTTCGCCAAGTTCGGCGTCAACATCGAGCAGGTGCTGAAGGATGCCCAGCGCAAGGGCATCAACCCAATGGAGGCGGCACTGGCTGAGCTGCAGCGGGTGACCGGAGGCGATGCGTTCAAGCTGGGCGAAATCTTCGGCGACAAGGAGGCCAAGCTGGCCCTGATGTCGCTGATGAAATACCGCAAGGAGTACGCCAAGCTCCGCGATGACGCGGGCGGCCAGACCGCAGCTGGCACGATCGACCGCGATTACCAGCGGCAGGTGCAGACGTTTGGCGCCAGCCTGCAGAGCTTCCAGAACACCGCCCAGCGGCTGGGCATCGTGGTGGGCGCCGCCCTGCTGCCTGCGCTGACGCGCCTGGGCGAGGCCGTGCTGCCGATCGCTGAACGCATCGCAGACTTCGCCCAGCGGTTCCCTGGCGTGACCGCTGTGGTGGCTGGCCTGGGCGCAGCATTCGTGGGCCTGGTGGCGGTGGCGCCATTCGTCAGCAGCCTGATCAGCATCGTGGGCGCCCTGGGCGCTGCGATCGGCGCAGCTGGTGGTGCAGGCGCGATCCTGGGCGGGGTGTTCGCAGCACTGACCGGCCCGATCGGGCTCACTGTGCTGGCAATCGTCGGCATCGGTGCCGCCCTGGTGGCCGCCTACAACCGCTTCGGCTGGTTCCGCAACGCCGTCAACGGCTGGGCCGCTGGCATCAAGACGGTGTTCGCGGGCATCGGCCAGTTCATCGGCAACGTGTGGGGGCTGATCACCGGGATCTTCACCGGCAATACCGCCAAGATCACCAGCAGCTTCAGCGGCATCATCACCGGCCTGGGCGCGCTGCGGCAGGGCATCATCAGCGCGATCAGCGCGATCCCTCAGGCGATCGGCAACGTGCTGCGCGGCATCGTGACCGTGGCCCAGCTGGTGTTCCAGCAGATCACCAACGTGTTCCGCCAGGTGGCGCCCTACGTGGTGGCCGCGATGTTCCCGATCCCGGCCCTGGTGCTGGGCGTGTTCGGCAAGCTGCCCCCGGGCATCCAGGGCATTTTCAACGGCATCGTGTCGTTCATCCAAGGCATCCCCGGGCGCCTTGGCACCGTGGGCCAGCGGATCATTGACGCGATCCTCAACGGCCTCAAGGCCAAGGCGGGCGAGCTGTTCGGCTGGATCCGCGGCACCTGGGGCAAGATCACCGGCTTCTTCGGTGGCGGTGGTGCACCCGCACCAGCTGGCGCCGGATCGCCCCCGGGCCGGGCCCTGGGCGGCCCCGTGCGTGCGGGCATGCCCTACGTGGTGGGTGAGCGCCGCCGCGAGCTGTTCGTGCCTGGCATGGACGGGGCGATCATCCCAAGGATCGCCAGGCCCATGAGCGCCGCGGCGATGGCGGCCATGCTGGCGGCGCCTGTGCCTGCAGCTGCAGCGCCCAGCGCACCCGTCACTGTCAACGCCCCGATTACGATCAACGCAGCGGGCGGCGATGCCATGGAGATCCGCCGTCAAGTGGAGCTGGCCTTTGTGGACATCCAGCGCGAGATCGAGTCCTCCCACCGGGTGCTGCTGAATGACTAGGCCCCTGTATCAGCTGGGCAGCTTTCAGTTCAGCCTGCCCAATGGCGTGCCCCAGACGGTGGATCACAGCGCCGACTTCCGCTGGGAGCAGCAGGATCGGCTAGGGCGTGATCCGGCCAATCAGTTCGTGGGCCCTGGCGCCCAGCAGATCACCCTCGACGGTGTGCTGTTCCCTGGGTTCAGCGGCAGGCAGAACACGCTCGAGGAGCTGCGCACCCTGGCACGGCAGGGCAACCCGCTGATGTTCACCGATGGCCTGGGCAAGGTCTACGGGCGGTGGGTGATCAAGCAACTGCGCGAGACCAAGGAGGTGTTCGCGCCTGGTGGCGGTGCCCGCCAGATCGGGTTCAACGTGTCGCTGGTCTATTACGGCGAGGACAACCCGGGCCAGGCCGCCAGCCCGTTGAGCGTGCAGCCCGGCAGCAGCCTGGCCAATGCCCTGGCCGGCGGCCTGCCGTCGTTCTTCGCTGGTGGCTCAGCCTTTGATCTGGGCAGCCTGGCCAAGGCCCCGCAGACCGCTGCCGTGGCGGCACAGGCCAAGGCCGCAGGGTTCAACCTGGGCCAGGTGGCCACGCTGGTCAGCACCGCAGCAGCAGGCGCCAGCCTGGCGGCCCGGGGCGATTACGTGGGCGGTGCCCTGCGCGCCTTTGGCATGCTGGGCATTGACCCCAGCAAGGCGCCGCAGTGGGCCCAGGTGGGCGTCAATGCCGCCCACCTGAGCCAGGCTTACCAGCAGGGCCGCGGGCCCCAGGCTCTGGCTGTGGCGCTGGAGATCGTGCAGGGCAGGGGCCCGGGCAGCCTGCCGGGCCTGGTGCCGCAGGCGCAGCTGCAGGCGGCACAGCAGCTGCTGCGCAGCGCGGGCACTGTGATCGACGTGATGAACGTGGACCCCAAGATCACCGCCGCAGTGCGCACCACCATCACCACCATCAGCTAGGCCATGGCACAGCAATACATCACGCAGCAATTCGATGAGCTTGACGACATCTGCTGGCGCTATTACGGGCGCACCCAGCAGACAGTCGAGGCCGTGCTGGTGGCGAACCCTGGCCTGGCCGACATGCTGCCGATCCTGCCGCCTGGCATGACGATCCTGCTGCCGGATCTGCCGCAGCCTGAGACCACCGAAGTGCTCAGGATCTGGGATCAATGAAACCAGCGTTCAGGATTGTTGCTGACGGATCCGATGTGACGGCGGCGATGGCTGACCGCCTGCTCAGCATCAGGATCAACGACCAGGCTGGCCAGCAGAGCGACAGCCTCGAGATCGCACTGGATGATCGCGGCGCTCTCCTCCCCGTGCCTCGGTCGGGCAGCTGGCTGCGCCTGTGGCTGGGCTACAGCACCGGCGGCCAGCTGCCTGCCTACATGGGCGCGTTCGCTGTGGATGAGGTTGAGCTGAGCAACGGCCCGCGCAGCATGGTGATCAAGGCCACGGCTGCGCAGACGGCCCCGGAGCTGGTGAAGGAGCAGCGCACCCAGAGCTGGCACGGCACCACCCTGGGCGCGATTGCGCAGGAGATTGGCAAGCGCAACGGCCTGCAGGTGGTGCTGCAGGGTGGCATTGGCAGCGCGCAGATCAAGCACGAGGACCAGACCAACGAGAGCGATCAGTCGTTCCTCACGCGCCTGGCTGAGAAATACAAGGCCACGATCAAGCCAGCTGACGGCAAGCTGGTGATCGTGCCGCGTGGTGCGGGCATCGGCGGCACCGTGGCGATCAGCGCCAGCGAGGTGAGCAGCTGGCGGTGCACCCTCAAGAACCGCGGGGCCTACGGCCAGGTGAAGGTGAAGTACCTGGACCGCAAGCTGAACAAGGAGAAGATCGAGACCTTCGGCGAAAAGGGCCCGCTGCCCGTCTACCAGGAGAAGCAGCTGTTTCGCAGCCAGGCCGAGGCCAAGGCCGCAGCCGAGAGCCGCCTGCAATCGCTCAAGGCTGGCGAGGTGCGCATCAGCCTGCAGATGCCCGGCCGCCCGCAGATCAACGCCGAGGGCCTGGTCACACTGCAGGGCTTCCGCGCCTATGTGGACGGCACCTGGAACATCAAATCGGTGATGCACGAGTATGGCAGCGGGGGCTACACGACCACCGTTGAGTGCGGTACGCAGGGGGAAGGCGACAGCGACTGGGCCGGTGGTGCAGGCGCCAACAACGGCAAGCCCGCCACTGAGAAGGCCAGGCTGCTCAGCAGCGCGGCCAGCAGCAGCCGCGGCATGAGCACCAAGGGCGGCCCGGGCGGCGCGAACAACGCCTGCGTCTATGCGGTGAACAAGGTGCTGCGCAAGGCGGGCCTCACGCCACCATGGGGGAACAGCAACTACGTGCCCGATGCGCGGGCAGCCCTGGCCAGGGGCGGCGGCACACTGCTGGCTGGCCCGGAGCCTGGCGCCATTGCGATCATGCGCGACAACGGCAGCCCGCCCTATCCCCACATCGGCATCGTGCAGCCCGATGGCACGATCATCAGCAACAGCTCCAGCCGGGGCACCTTCAGCTGGGTGGCATCGCCCAATGGTTACACCAGCTACTACGGCCGTGGGCCCGAGTTCTGGCGCTTGAAATAGACTTTCATGTAGCGCGGGGCGACCATGGCCGACCAACGCCCGAACGGGTGGAACACGTTCCTGTCCGGCATGGGCCAGGCGCTGCCTGCGGCCATCATTGGTGGCATTGGCCTGTTGGCCACGATGCTCGTCAACGTTCAGATCCAGCTGGCTGAGCTGCGCAAGGATCAGCAGCAGGTGGTGGTGCTGATGAACGAGAGCCGATCGGATGTGAGCAAGATCGAGACCAAGATGCTGGACCTCGATCGGCGCGTGACTATCCTGGAGGCGCAGCCGCCAGAGCAACAGTGAGCGAGCAGCTGGTCGCGGATCTGGTCCCCTACTTCCAGCACTGGAAGGATCTGCCGTACCAACGAGCCGCCATTCAGCAGCTGTGGGAGGCGGTGCCGGCCAGCCTGAAGAAGACCGACGCCAACTGGGTGCAGGCCTGGCGCGCAGCAGGCAAGCAAGAGACGCCACGGCAGCTGACCAACCCGCTGCAGGTCCGCTACTTCAGCCAGCGCGACTCGGCCACTGAGCACGCGCTTCGGATGTGCTTCAGCAGCTCCTGCGCCATGCTGCTGGAGACCCTCAAGCCCGGCACGCTCACCGGCCCCAATGGTGACGACGCCTATCTCGGCCGCGTGCTGCGCTACGGCGACACCACCGAGGCCACCAGCCAGATCAAGGCGCTGCAGTCCTACGGCATCGAGGCGCACTTCGTCCGCAACGCTGGCTGGGGCACCCTGAAGGCGCAGATCGACAAGGGCATCCCGGTGCCAATCGGCATGCTTCACAAGGGGCCGGTATCGGCGCCCCAGGGCGGCGGCCACTGGGTCTGCGCGATCGGCTACTCGGACGATGCGCTGGTGGTGCACGATCCGTTCGGTGAGATCGACCTGGTGGGCGGTGCCTACCTCAACAACTGGGGCGCCCGGCTCCGGTACAGCAAGAAAAACCTGGGGCCACGCTGGATGGTCGAAGGTCCTGGGACCGGGTGGGCAATCATCGCTAGCCTTTGAGGAGCAGCACGATGTCGTTTATGGAAGGCACCCATCTAGAGCTGATCGGCCTGGCGCTGTTCGTGGCCAGCGAGCTGCTGGGCATGAGCAAGTACAAGTCGAACAGCGTTCTGCAGCTGCTGCTGGCCGCCGCTCGTCAGGCGTTCCCGCACAAGCCCAAGAGCACCAACCCCCTGGACAAGTTCCTGGGCAAGTGAGGCCCTGATGGATCGCACCGCGATGATCAGGCAGCTGCGCCTCCATGAGGGCGAGCGCCTGAAGCCGTACCGCTGCACAGCGGGCAAGCTGACGATCGGGATCGGTCGCAACCTGGAGGACCGCGGCATCAGCAAGGCTGAGGCTGCCTACCTGCTCGGCAACGACATCGACGACCATTGGCGCGAGGTGCAGCGGGCGCTGCCGTGGGTGGCCAAGCTGGACGAGGTGCGGCAGCGGGTGCTGCTGGACATGGCGTTCAACCTGGGCATCGCGGGCCTGCTGTCGTTCAAGCGCACCCTGGCCACGATCGAGGCGGGCGACTACACCCGGGCCGCCAGCATGATGCTGGACAGCAAGTGGGCCCGGCAGGTGGGGAAGCGCGCTGAGCGGCTGAGCCGCATGATGGCCACCGGCAAAGAACCGCGCGAGCTGTGGCCCACCGCTTCGACCTGATCGTTGGCGGGGTGCTGCGCACCTACCGCCGGTGGGAGGACATCCCGGTGGTGTTCGATCACGTGGTGCGGTTTGAGCCTGAGATCCCGCCGCCGCCGCACACGCCCGAGCAGCACGCTGAGATCGAATTGTGGCCTGGCAGACTGCAGGAACTGATGCAGGTGGAGCGTGCCCGCAGCAACGCGAATCGGCGACGCTGATGTGGCCCACTGCTCGGGGATGACCCGGGCCGAGGGCAGCCCCAACGTCTTCGTGAACGGCATCCGCTGGAGCCGCCAAGGCGACATGAACACGCCGCACCTGCTGCCGGGTGAGCCGTGCCCGACGCACGCAGCGCCGATCGCTGTCGGCAGCACGACGGTGTTCGTGAACGGCCGCGGCGCTGGCCGCGTGGGTGATGCGATCAGCGGCTGCACCAGCGTGGCGGCCGGCAGCCCGGATGTGTTCTGCGGGCCATGAAAAACCCCGGGGCTGCGACCTCCCGGGGCAACGCTCGTGTCTCACCAGCTGACGGTATGCGGCCCTGAAGGGGCACCGGGCCGCGCGTCAGCGGATCCGGTCAGCAGGCCAGCGCCATGCTGATCAGTTGCGCCTTGGCCAGCCGGCGGCGGCTGCCTGCGAGGCGCTGGAGATCAGAGCGGCTGAGCTGCTCCAGCTCGGTGGCCAGGGCCTGCAGGGGATGCACCGCAGGTGGTGTGGTGGGCGCCCTGCGGGACACCAGCAGGTGGCGGTAGCACTGCCCCAGCTGTTCGCTCCAGCCTGGCAGCGCATCCCAGAGGCGGCGTGTGGCGCGGCCGGCCAGCAGGGCGAGCACGATGAGCACCTGCAGGCCGTGCAGGACGATGGCTGCCACCTCGGCCCAGTTGATCGTGCGGTGGGCCCAGATCAGGCCACGGGTGATGGTGCCAGTGATGCGGCCAGCGGTGCCGGCGATGGTGGTGATGGGCATGGTTCCTCCGGCCAGTGCCGGGCGATGTGGTGGTGATCGGCGGCGCGCTCGGCCTGCCGATGAGCCCAAGGTAAGGGCGCGGCAGCGAGGTGCCGCGCTGATATCACATTTCTTTACACGTCCTGCCGGGCCCTGGCCGCCGCCATGCGGAGCCGGTTCGCCTCGCGCCCAGCTGGTGTGCGCCGCCAGCACCGGGAGCACAGCGGCCGAGTCAGGCGACTGCGCACCAGCCGGCCGCAGTCAGGGCACGGCTGCGGGGCGTCGGGATCAGGCAGGCCCCGCAGGCGGGCCCTGTAGCGGCGTGTGCGTGCGGTGCTGGTCGCAGTGGTCATGGGGCGTGGTGGGGTGATGTGACGGAGTGGCGCACAGGAGCGCCTGTGGGGCGCGTCAGGTCGCGTGACGGCGTGAGACACGCAGCACGGCGTTGAGGCGCCTCGCAGGGGCACGCAGGCGGCGCTCAGGGCGCCTCGATGGCGCGGCTGATGCGGCGCTGGTAGCGCTCCTGCACCGCCAGCTCGCGGGCGGCCTGCTCGGCCATCACCCGGCAGTCCGCCAGCCGGACGGCGCTGCTGCCGGTGGCGAGCAGTGCGCCCACCCGCGCGCGCTGCGCGGCGTCCTCCGCCTCGATGGCGGCGATCTCCGCCTCCAGGGCGGCGATGTCGGTGGCGGTGGTGTGTTCCATGGCGGTGTGTGTGGCGTGTGGTGGGGATCGGTGGGGGGCGGCTCAGTCGCCGTAGCCGACTGCGGCCTCGATGTCGCAGCAGGCGCTGATCAGATCAGCGACCCGTGGGTGCTGGGCCTCCATGGCCTCCCACTCGTCGTCGGAGTAGGCGTCCCGGAGCGCCTGCAGCAGCGCGGGGATCTCGGCGGCTGCGTCGTGCAGCTCGGCGAGCTTGATCAGTGCGTTGGCGATGTCCATGGCGTGTGGTGCGGTGGTGCCCCATCAGTGTGCACCAGAACGTCACCGCACGGAGCACACGACTAGCTGGTACGGGCGTACCAAGATTGGCCAGATCCCTTGCGGCGCAGTCGATCTCGGCGGCGTGTGCCGGTGACGTAGTGGCACACATAAGCTGGAACTGGCACACACGCTGCACACGGGTTGGCCCTCAACTGGCACATGGTCCGGCTGATTTGGTATCACGCAGGCACAGTATTGCCGCCGATGGGTCAGGCGTACTACCGCCCAGATACACTGCGGCGCAAGGGATCTCGCGAAATGTATCCGGGTGTACCTGTGGAGAACTCGATTTCCACAGGTGTCACACTCGGTTGCGTTACATCCGTTCACAATCGGGGGTGAGCGGATGTACTACCGGGGCAGATCCACTGCGGCGCAGTCGATCTCATTGATAAGCAGTGCAGCCGTACTGATTCATCACACCCCCAGATCGTCGCTCACCCGCGCCACCGCCGCCTGCGCCGTCTCCGTGATCAGGTGGGCGTAGCGCGTCGTCGTCTGCGCGCTCCGGTGCCCCAGCAGCTGGCCCACCGTGCCCAGCGTCTGGCCGCCGCTCAGGGCGTAGCTGGCGAACGTGTGGCGCAGGTCGTGCACCCGCAGATCTTCGATGCCCGCGTCCTGCAGCAGGGCCAGCCACATGCGCCGGTAGCCCACCAGCGGGCCCTGGGCCCCATCGCCCGGGATCACCCACCGGCAGGGCCCAGTCAGGGCCTGGGCATCCTGCAGGCCCTGCAGGATCACCACGGCGCGATCGCTCAGCTGGATCTCAGCCGCGCCCGTCTTGCCGCGATCAGCTGGCACCCGCAGCACCTGCCGCTGCCAGTCGATCCAAGCCCACTCGGCGCACATCACCTCACGCAGGCGCGCGCCGGTGAGCAGCAGCAGGCGCACCAGCTGCGCGAACCGCCACCGCACCGCCAGCGGCCCTGCCTCCTCCCATCGCTGCAGTGCAGCACGCAGGCGCACGAGCTCGGCCGCGCTGGCGTACCGCCGCCGCTGCCGCTCCTGGTGCGCCTTGACCCCGCGGGCCGGATTGCTGCCGGCTGGCCGCCAGCCCCAGTCCTCCGCCAGACCCATCGCCACCCCGAGCACCTCCAGGGCCCGATTGGCGGTCGCCGGCTGCGGGTGGGTGGCGTGCCATTCACGGATCCGCTCGCGCGTCAGGGCCGCCACCTTGAGCCGCCCGAACGCCGGCAGCAGGTGTCGCCGCCAGAGGATCTCGTCGTTGCGACCTGACCGCTTCCGGCTGGCGTGGGCCTGCAGGTGGCGGGCGGCGAGGGCCTCGATCGTCGGGGCCTCCCGGCGCCGGCGGCGCTCCTCGGCCGGGTCGCCCCCAGCGCGCACCTGGGCGAGGGCCTCCCGCGCCAGCGCGCGCGCCTGATCGGGGGTGAGCTCCACCGGCGTGCCCAGCTTCAGCTCACGCTGCTGGCCGTCGACGCGGTGGCGCAGGTAGTAGGTGCGGGCCCCCGAGGGCAGCACCAGCAGGGTGAGCCCGGGCACCAGGCTGTCGTTCAGGCGGTAGCGCTGGGCGCGCGGGGCGGCGCCCTCGGTGATGGTCTTGGTCAGTTTCATTCCCACACCGTTCCCACAATTCCCACGGATCTGTAGGGATACAGCGGGAAGCGCCGTGGGTCCATCCCTAGGGAAATCAAGGCTTAGGGAAGAACCGGGAAGCCAG